GACGATAGCCTGCGGATTGTCGGTGGGTTCCTGCGTCGCGCCCATGGCGGGCATTGTGCCTTGCTGAGCCCTGAGATTGGGCGGAAGCGGCGGAGTTTGGACGTTCGGAGGTGCTGACATTTACGCCTTTTGATGCGATGGCGGCCATGCTACCGGCCGGTTACCTTTGGTCGGACTCGGCGAGCCGATAGGTGATGCCGTCCCGGCGTGGGCTATGTCGTTCGAGCCCTTCTTCGGCTGGCCAGCTTGGCCCAGCCTTTCCTTGGCTCTGGGATTCACGGTCGTTGTGGCCTCTTTCTCCATCCCAGGTCCAAACTTTTTGTTCGCTTGCGGGGAGACGCTCTTGCTGTGTGAAACCAGCGTCGCGCAATCCCAACCATCTTTGCCGATTGCCATCTGAGTGCTCCTCGTGCAGGACTGCACTGAATGAAGTGAAGAGGGGGAACTACTCGCCGCTCCCCCTCCCCGTTTGACTCGGTCCTCCGAGGACATCACGGCGTTAGCCGGACATCAGGGGAGGAGAGTTTTAGCGCTTTCCCTTTCTCCCGCCGTGGCGCTTTTTGCGGTTTCTCTCGAACATGGTGGTTTCCTCCTTCCTTAGTATCTCCAGAGCCCTTTCGACGCCTTCGTCCGTTCCGCGTCCTTTCGTTCTCTGGATGCTCATCGTCGTGACCGTCGCTTTTTGCGACCCTTCCGACGCTTGGCACTGTACGCCACCGCTAATGCTGATCGGCGGCAAACTTCAAAACTCTTTCCCTTGATATTCCCGAAGCCACCGCGCTTGCAGCGATGAAGCAACTCGGGAATATCCTTCTTCGTGTCACCGCTGAGCGGCACGTCGTCCTCGCGACTTCTTCACGCGCTTGCCAGCGCCCATCCCCACGCCGAGACTCTTGTTCAGGCTGTCGGCGTGCTTCCGCACCGCCTTGAAACGATGTTTGTCTCGGGTGATCTCGTGAGCCTTCACGAGTGTTCTGGCGTCCTCTATCGGGCAATGGACTTCTGCGGGCTTCGAGGGTTCGTCCACTTTTTCCTCTTGGGCCAAAAAGAAAAGGCGCCCAAAGCCTTTTCAGCTTTGAGCGCCTTCTCGTCGACTCAAGAGGTGACGAAAGACCCCCGCTTAATCCAGACTGAACCCTACTCTCGGAACAGACCCTTTGTCAAGAACAAAATTTTGCCGATCTTCTCAACCCGCTTATGTGCGTTCCGCATAATGCCTCAAAATCCGCACTGGCGTGTTGTTTAGCTTCACGTCCACAATCCGTCCGCCAGCGATGTGAATTATCACTTGGCCGTCCGCTTTGAAGCAGTTCCCAATCATCGCGTCGAGCGCCTCGAAGAGGTCTGGATGAATTTCCAGCGATTTTCCGTCCAGCGTCAAGACTCCGTAGGGCCGGTTGTCTGGAGTATATTTGAACGCTGTTGCCGTTGCTGAGGGTTTATCCATGTGCTGGTTGTCTCCCCCCGCCACCTCTTGGAGGCTTGGGCTGCGGGAGTTCGGCCATCTCTGCGATGATCCGGTTTTTCTCTTCGCTCCACGGTGGCACGGGGTAGCCTGCGTCGCTGAGGAATTTGTATAAGGTCTCCGTGGACATCCGGTTGCGTGCGTTCATGGTGTTCGCCATCGATGCCATGGCTTGGCGCTGAGCCGGAAGCGCGGTCCCCGTCGATACCATCTGCCGGAAGTTTTTCACGAATTCCCGCCCGCGGCGGAACGGTTCTGGGTCATTCTGTGCGCTCTTGAGTTCGACGTAGCTATCTGGGTCCCAATCCATGTTCTGCCACGTCACTCCGTCGTTACCCAGGAACGCGAACGCCTGCTTGCGGTTCGTGAATTGCAGGATGTCGGAAACCTGCATTTTCCCGATGTGCTTCATGTGGACTTCGACGTGGCGAGCCATGAGCCGGAAAATCGACTGCCGGATGTTCTGAATCTGCTCGATAGTCCCTTCGGACGGAATCTGCTTCTTGTTCGTCAACTGCCCGCTGTCAACCATGCCAGCCTGCTCGTAGAAGAAGCGGGTCAACATTTGGATGGCCTGGGGGATGATGCCGACTGCGGTGGGATCGACGCGCTCGAACTTCATCGCCTCGGCGATGCCTCCGCTTACGCTCAGGAGCATGATCTTCGCTCCAGGCATTCCGGGAAAGTATTCTTCCCACGCTTCGTCGGTCATCGTCCTCGGCTTGACGATCAAGGTCGGATTGAGAATCTGCTTGAGGTAGTCCTGTAAGTCGGCGAGCAATTGATTGATGGCGGAGTTGAGCGGGTAGATGTCCTTGAGTACGCTGAGGCCAGAGAACATCCAGACGACCGGCTGGAGCCGTAGAGGGTCATAAGGGTACATGCCGTGCCAGTGGAAGTTTGGGCCATCGTAGATGGGGATGTCGCACTCTTCGCCAGCCGTGCAAATCAACCGGCCATAAGGGTAAACCGGATGACCGGGCAATACAGTGTAAGTGAAGTTCCCCCAACCAACTCGAATCGGATGTTTTCCCTGATTGATGCGGTCGTCCTGGAACCAGAACTCGCGGGCGCGCGCCATCGGGATGCGGCCAGACTCGATGATGCTCGCCCCCTTCTCCGAATCAATCGTCGAGGCGATGACGTTCCTGAGTCCTGGATTCATGTTGTTCCAAGTGTACTCGGGAATGTAGAACGGTCGCGACGCGAACGAGCGATGCCACCCCGTGGCCTCGGGCTTGATAGCTCGGGCCAAAATCGAGAACTTGTCGTAGAACCATGAGAGCGGTTTCCAGCATTCGTAGATGACTCCCGCGCTTTGCTGGAAATCGTTTCGCGAGGGGAGGATGGGAATAACTTGGTCAGAGCCCAAAGACAGGAACGCGGGGTGCTGTTCCTTCGTGTTCATGCCGACTTTGGTGTACCCGATTCCGAAGGAAGCATGTTGAACGCTTTCCATCATGGTGATGTCGCCGTCCTGGTCGAGCCAGTTCGACGCCGAAAGTTTGGTGATATTCTGTGCGATGCTCTTGTAGTTTTCGTTTTCGGAGTGGACGTAAGTGTTGAGCCGGATGTCGCTGATGATCGACTGGAGTTCTTTCCAGTAGCGCAGGGAGAGGTTGAAAACGGGCTTCGCACGGTACGACGGCCGGCCTTGGGGCCAGTGGTTTCCGCTGAGAACCTGAATCCACTTCGGAATGTCCTGAAGTTCAGGGTCTTCGCCCTGAGATTGTGCCGAGGCATGATGAACGTTGCGGCACCATTCCGAGGTTTCGCTGTCGTAATACTTCTGGTAGATGACGGCACCGCTTTCATCGCGGACAAATGGTGGCGGCGTGCCGTACTCCCGGCCCATGACTTCCGCTACCTTCGGCGGTTCCTTCACACGTTCTTCAAGCCTTGCTTGGAGTGTCCCCATGATTGTTCCTCAGTGCAAACCTATACGTAACGGCTGCCGAAACGTGGAAAACCGACCGCGTAACGAATCCGAGTTTTTCCCTCTTGCTCAATTCTCTCGTCGCGCGCCCATACGGCATAATGTTCAGGACTGAGTTTCCTCCAACCCAAGTATCCCTTCAACTCTGGATGAGTCAAAGGTGGTTCCCATAATCTGTCAGGACCGATTCCCTTTTCGTTGATATCGTCAATGAGTCGAATGATGGCTTCACGCATCTGTTCGCACGTTGAAGCCAAGCCAGCAGCGCTTTGGTCAATGGAAGAAACTCTGTCAACCCAAGTCCAGGAGCAATTCAAGTGAGCGCCGTCGAAGAACAAACCCCACGTCCCAGTGTTGCTGACGTAAAGGCGATGATCGCCTTCTTTGGGGTAGGCTAACCACTGGGCTTTCAGATCTGCTGTGTCCTGCCCTTTCTTCCATCCAGTCCAGGTTATTCGGTATCCCCTGTACTCGAATTCGTCGGGGGGTTCGATCTCTCGAATTGGCGAACAGGTGATTTTGCTGGCCCCCGCAAAAACCGAGCCTAGTCCGAGAATTGAAAGCATCCCTCTCCTATCCATATTCCCTCCTCATCGCTGCTCGGTGCAGGCCTGCACTACGCCTGCTTCTGTAGCCTTTCTTGAAGCGTTGGAACCCTTCTCCCATCGGGTCCCAACCCAAAATTCGGCGCCTTCACGGCGACTTGCTCAGTCTTTTCCTTCGTGAGCACCGCCACATCTTCTTTGAGCTTCTTGTACCGGGCCGGGAATCGCTTCCTCGCCTCAGCCTCGGCGGCCTGCTTCTCCCGTGGGTCCATCTTGGACTCTGGAGAATCGTTGTAGGGGTGGAAGACAAGGTGCTCTTCGCGCATCAGTTGGCGAAGTTGCGCGCGGTCACGAACGTATACTTCGGAACCGTCCTTGCGAATATTCCGGGTAAAAAACGGCTTGAACGGCTGGAAGCAAACGGTTGGAGTTTTCTTATCGAGAATCCCACGACAATCTGGACAACGCTGTGGAACTTCCGAAAGGGCTATCGTCGCGAAGAACTTATCATCCCTCTCGTACCCACAGTCTTTGCAAATTAGGTCCCAAACTGGCATCTGTCGCCCCACTTAGCTGTCGCTGTGAATATTCTTTATAATCGGGAAAAGTTCCCCGACCGTCACCATTAAGTCATACGGGTAGTTGTAGGGAATCCAGCCGGTCTCGCCAGCATCGGAAACTGCTCGCCTCGCAAGCCCCAGCATTTGGCCATTGCAACTTGTCGAGTCTGCGGTCGCCGACATCAATATCCCGAGTAACTCGATTCCCGTGGTCTTAACACGCTGGAGCACCAAGTCCCCTGCGTGGGCTTCAGAACCGTCTGCGTAATGCATTGTTTTCTCCTCTCTTGCTTTCAGAATCTCGGAATATCCCCCAATGGATCTACAGCATCGGGATCCGGGACTGCTTCTGGTTCTCCAATGCAGCCCTGCACCGGCGGAACAGGAAGAGCTTTTAGCGCCTTCCACTCAGCAACGATGCTTGCTACATTCCCGCCCGTCGAGGGAACCTCGCCAAGTGCCTTTTTGAGAGTCTCCCACTCTTTCGGACTGAAGAAGAGGGATTGCAGGTTCATGCGCTGATTGAAGTACCCCGACGCGAACGCCGCCTGGACGTAATTCCTCAGACATGCGTTGACCGTGATATTGTTCCCCGCCGCCACTCGCTTGATGGCCGCAGCGAGGTTTCCGTCGAGTTCGATGATGGCGGTCATTGGCCCCATGTTGAACCGCTTCTGAATCGCCTCGATGAGCGATGCCTCAGAGTTGAAACTCCGCACGTTCAGCAGATTGCTGATCGCCGTAATGCCTTCCGTTGTGAGTTCAATCCCAGCCTGCCAACCCGCTGTGAAGGTTTCAACGCACTTCTGGATGGCGTCCTTCACCGCCGCGCCGTTGAAGAGCTTGCGCAGGATAATCAGTTGTGACCGGGGAACCTCGACTTCGATTGTCTGGTAGGTTTCTTGCTCCATGACTTCCTCCTCGTCGCTGTGGGGATTCTACATCATAATTGGTCGAAAGGGGGAATGTTAAATCCTTTCTCCGCCTTGGGACCAGTAACCATCGCTATCAGCCGCTCCGCTTCGAGCGTTCCACTCTGCGGCTTTTTCTCTGCTCCCTGAATCAATGAGTTGCACTTCGGGCACCTTGCGTGACCGCCCTGGCTTGGGTCGTCAGTGTCAAACTTGTGACCTTTGACGCATGTGGCGATATAGTTTCCGCCCTCGCGACTTCGCGTGATTCCCGCCGGCAGGTTGAACCGGCCCGTCATCGGGTCGCGGTCATCCTCATGTGCAGCATAATTCGCACAGAGGCCGGCCATAATGCTGTTCGAAATTACAGTTCCGTTGGCAACGAAACTATGGTCTTCCTCAACGTTGAGATTGTAGACGGTTCCACAAAACGGGATTTCTTTTGTACTGTAGATTGTCCCAAACATTCTACCATCTACCAATTTAATAACGTCCGTTGAAATCCTTCTTAACGGGCTTAGTGGTCTTTTGCAGGCTAGTATTTCTGGCTCAATGAGAGACTTTATCTCTTTGGAAGTCCACGACGAAAAGTTAATCTTCCATTGCTTTTTGTGACCATTCTGTCCCGAGTAGCCAATGAGTGAGCAAGCCCAACCACAGCGCATGGCCATATTGAAAATCTGGAAGGCTGCCTCTGGGCTAATCGTAGCAGATTGGATAGCGCCTGATTCTCTACGAAAACAGCCATCTCCCAAGAGGTATCCGACAATCACCTCTTTTTGCTTTTCTGGGGGAAGAAGCGTCACCCAAGAGGGCAAACGCTTCCCTTCTCTTTTCCGAAATTCTCTAAAAAAATAGTTCAATGGGATCGAACTACACCAAACTTCTGAACCGTTTGCTGAGGTTTTAGACTCTCCAGCGTGTGCTCCGAGGCTCTTAATATAGCCAATCAGCCAGTTTCGGATTGGAAACTCCCTTCGATGCGATGCAAAGGCAATGCTACTGAGTCCCCGTGCGCCTTCGGCCAAATAATAGCCAATCATTCTGAGAAAATTCTTGTCAACAGGAACGAACCTCTTCATCTTATGCTGCGTTGGTATTTCCCGCATCGTCCCTTTAGCAAAAGCTGTCAACACTCCGTCGACTATGCGATAGCTCTCTGGCAACCCTTTGAAAAGGTCAACTCTCTCAGTTTCAATTTCTGCAGTTGCGGCGACAGAACAGGTCGCATACTTACCTTTCAAATTCAACTGCGACGACTCCCACGAAACCCAGTTCGGATCAGAATAGACTACCTTCTTCGTTTGCCTTCCCCTGGTATGGCGATTCCATCTCTTTTTTTTCGGTTGGTACTCGCAGGTTTTCCCCTTTTCGTAATAGATGAATTCCTTTTGCGAAAGCCAGAGTTTGTGTTCGGCTGTAACGAGAAGCGGTGGTCTTCCATAGGCCATAACTTCGATGAGTTTCTTGTCCTCAAAGCGGGAGCCTGTGTGGGTGACAGGCATAAATCTCCCCTTATGGGTTAGGACGAGTTCTCCGGCTCGTACTTCTTCTATCGGTTTTTGACCTGTCGAGGTAGTTACAAGCGTTCCCTCTGGAACGCAGTCGTCGAAGTGCCCTTCAAGTGCCTCTGCCTTGGCGTCATCGTCGTCCTTCTGAAAGAACGGAGCTTCCTCGAGGAAGTGCGTTGACCGGATCTCCCAAATCTGTCGGCGCAGCCAGCGAATCCCCCAAGTAATCATCGTTCGCCGCGTCTTGTAATTCGTCCACAGCCCAGCCTTATTGCTCTGAATTTTCGTGAAGCTGTCGAGATGCTTCCACCGATAGATGTTGCCGTAATTGAATTGATGAAGGAGCAGGCCGAGCGTTCCGTACCCAGGCCCGATGGCGTCAATCGCCATCATCGCTTCGTTGTACGCCTTCCCGACGAGGTAGCAGACGCGGGCGAACTCGTGACCGTCGATGTGCCCGTACCACTCAAACACTTGCTTGTCGGGAATCTTGAAGCCATATCCCATCTTGATAACGTGTATTACTGAGTAATCCCCTTCCTCTTCTCCCTCGGCGACATCGACGCCCGCTACATACCTCGCCCCTTCTTGCGGAGGCTCCCACATTTCCATTGGGTAGTCTTCCCCCAAGTGGTCGTCGTGGCAGATTTTGCAGTTCCGCTCGGCATGCCAGTTGAAGGCATCATCGAAGTAGCCCTTCTGACCCGGATGACAAGTCCGTTGGAGGTAGGCCATCACTTCGTCGGGGAAGACGATGATGCCCGATGCTTGAAACCCCTGTTCCGGCGTGATACTCATTTCCTGGTAGAAGTCGCGAAGTTCCTGCTTCCCCTGCGCGGCGGCGGTCTTCTTTTCTTCCTGATACCAGTAGAGTTGAGCGTCGTCGAGCAGGATCGGCGAATGATTCGGCGATCCACACTTCACACACGACTCGATTTCCCCCCAGCGCATCGGCAGCGGAGTTCCGCATTCGTCACACTGTGTCCATTCCAGGGAGTAGTTCTCACGAATGGCGATAGCCTCTTCGTCGGGCTCCCATGCTGGCGGCGGGTCGAGGCGCCGGTCCTTTTCGAAGAACGCTGGCACATAGAAGGGGAAGTACTCTGCGCTCAACCCCTGGCCGTCGAAGACGTGCCACATATTGTACCAGTAGCCCACCATGCCGCGAGGCTTCGACTCCATCGCGGCGAGGCACCCTGGCTTCTTCGCGAAGGCGTACTTCATGTCCTGAGAAATGATCTTTCGGGCGCGGTCGGAAGGCCAACTGCTTAATTCGCTGCCATGAAAAATATGTATGGGTTTCCCCTGACCAAATGCGGAAATCTTCGTGCAGCCGTTTGCGATGATCCAATTATTGAGCCCAGCCTTGAAGGAACGCTCATAGGGGTCCTTGTTCTCAAGAATCATAGCCTCTTTGAATTCTCGCGACTGCTCCATCGGCCGCATCCACCACGGCATGTGGTCCATGATGTAGAGCGAGATTTTCAGAAGGTGCTCAGCTTGGTCGGGATCCTGCGCGATGATCATCGAAATCTGGTTGGAAAAGAAAAGATTCTTCCAAGCGAGGATGGCCTCGACAACTGTGCTGATTCCTAATTGCCGTGCCTTATGCGTTATTATCCATGCAGGCTCTCCCTCTGCCCACATATTCTCGACGATGGAAAGGAAAAGTTCCTGTGCAGGCCAGAGATTGAAGAGGCAAGGAATTGAATCTTTGGTGTGTCCCAACCAGAAGTAGTTGTATGCGGCGTACCGGAAGTCGGCGCAGCACTTCCCAATCTCGGCGTCGATCCACTCAAGCTCCGACGAAGACAGCGCTTCCCACGGGTCAGCATCCTTGTCCTCGTAGAGGACCTGTTCCCGAAGATGGTTGAGTTCCTCAACCGCTGTGGCTATGTCAGACTCTTGATAAACCTGTACGAGTGCCATCCGGCCCGCTACTCTTCGTCGCTGCCTTCCACGGTTTCTGCGTCAATTACTGCGGTCGCTGCCGGAGTCGCTGAGTCAATCTTGGCGCGGTTCTTGCGCACCAATTCTTCGAAGAATGCAACACGGTGGTCGGCGTTCGGCCTCTTCTCGGGCGTTCCGCCGGGAATGTTGAACTGCTGCTGTAATGTCAACCCCTTACCCTTCGGGGCAAGGTCGAATACCTGCGTCGAGAGTTTGATCATTTCGGGGTCTTCACGTTCGACGCCTTCCAACATCTTCTGCACGATGAGCGGCACTCCGATTGGTGCAAAGCGTTCCTTCACGCTTCGCACGAAGTCGGGGAAGCTCTTGAACTCGATCTTGACGAGAGCCGTCGAAAGGCTCTTGAGGGCTCGCGTCGTGGCGCTGGCCTTCGATGGCTTGCCTGGAGCTACCTTGTACGCCACCTGTTCTTCGATGAGTTCAGGAAACCGCAGGACCTCGTCGGGGGGCTTGCCGCGGCGAACCGCGTCGCGAGTCAGCCGAATCGACTGCCCAATCATCTGCACGCTGATTCGCGGGAACTCGGAGCGGATTTCACCGATCGTCTTTCCGTCGAACGCCAAGCAGGCAACTTTAACGTGGCGGTCTTCGGGCGGCGGAAGGTTGGGAGCATCGCGTTCGCGGAGGATCTTCGTGCAGAATGGCTGTATCGGCATGGGTCACCACGGCAGGCCTGCACTACCACTATCGTCGGTCGTCAAAGTCTTCGCAGCCGGCGAAAGATAGAACGGCGAGACTGGCGCCTTTACCTCTGGCTTCGAAGGCACGATGAACTTGAAGTCGTGGGTAAACTCGAACTTCGGCAGGCAGTTTGAGCAATTCCCATCGAATCCTTTGCGTTGGCGCTTCTCGCGGTTGAATCGTTCGATGTAGGCTTTCTCTTCTTTGGTTTGTTGGGCAATCTCCTCTTTCGTGGGTTCAGATTGATTTCCGCCTATCGTTGTTATATACCGCAAAGCGAGGTTGCCGCTCGACAGCGTTCCTGACGAAGAGATGTTAATCCCAGTGTCCGTTTCTCCCACATAGTGCTTATCCGATGCCTCGGGGTCTGTGGGCTCGACGATGAGGTACTTGAGGGCGATGTGCTTTTGGGTATCGGCCCAATCCTTTTGGGCCTGCTGCAACTTGTCGTAGGTGGCCTTCGCCTTCATCGCGTCGTCTGGCTTGAGTGAAACCACGTAGGCTTCCTGCCCGAAGCCGACCAGCGAGAAAAGCAATCCAAACAATAGTCCTAAAATCAGGTTTTTCATATTCACCTCACTGCTGGATCAGAGATTCTGGGTCAAGCCGCTCTTGAAGCGACAGCACCCTGCTTCCGTCAGGGGCACTTTGCAGGTCCACGTTCGCCCGCATCCCACCCGGCGATGCGACGTTCCGCAGCATACCAGGATGGCCGCAAGCTCCCGTCGTGTCACCACATTGAGTCCCCACATCGTTGATTGGGTAAGTGCAGATCGTGCGGAGCCTCGACCTCGCTTCGTTGAGCTTCACTGGAGCCACGACGCGGGTCGGGTGCGGGTTTCTGGACTTCAGCGTGGCCTCAACGGATGCCTTCACGCCCTCGACGAACTCCTTCTCGTCGGGCAGGGTCGGCTCGCAGAACAGAAGCTTCTCGACGTGGTACGGGTTCGGCGCCCTCTCTTTATCGACGATCGGTTGGCCATCAGTGTAAACCACCTTGATGAACGCGGCGTCCTGATTCCTTCCCTTGGTGACCGTTCCCGCAAGCACTTCGCCAGTATCGAGTCTCAGGGCCTTCGGGAACTTCGCCACGGCATGGGCATAGAGTTCCTCGACATCTACTGGGGGGCCAGTGGGCACGATGATCCGTTGAGCCTTCGGCGGAGGTTTGGGCTTTACGGCCTCTATTTCCTCGGCGGTCGGAGCCACGATGAGGGACTTCGCTGCTGGAGTCGCCTCGCCTTGCTGTGGCTCCGACCCGTCCACCGAGACTATGCCCACGGCGACGAAGCCGCAAACGGGGCAGGAGAATTTGACCGAGGCATCGTTGCCAGAAAGTAGTGTCAACTTCTTTTCAAGAACTGTTGTCTCGCCGAGCGCCAGGCATTGAACGCATTCGCGAACTCCCGATACTTCAGTCCAGCGATAGTGCAGCATTATTCCGGCTCCTGGTTAACTGGGTCGTTTGCCATCGCCTTCTTTGCGAAGAAGCAGGCCGACTCCAGATGTGTTTTCGTAATCGCAAGTTCCCGACCTTCGGGAACATATGATTTCAGTTTCTTCAAAGTGTCGTTGAACAAGAAGGCGATTTCGTGTGCCTTCTTCAAACCCAATTCGTTCAATTTGTGAACTTCGAATAGTGGATCCAATTTGCCTCCTTTCTCCTCGATATAGTTCTATTTTTAACCGAGGTACGGAAACCGTCAGTGCAGTCCTGCACTAAACCGTCCCAACATTCTTCCCAAAATCCTTTACGTCAACTCCCCCAAGCGTTGTGGATTCTTTTCGCCGTTGCTCCATTTCCATTTCGTCCCCCTCGGTGGCGGGAGCGACGGACGCGCTGCGACGAACCCTTGGTGTCGGACTTCCGGCAGAAGGCGGACGCACGAGCATCCCTTCAAACTCTTCGACGGTCCCCGTAAGGTCCGTCACCGCCTTGATGTGTTGCCGCATGAGCCTGACTTCACCCTCTTGGAATTCCTTGAGTTCCGTCGAGACCTTGATGAGGTTGGCTGTGGCCGCCGGCAGTTGCTTCACCGGATCGACAAGGGCCGCGACGGACTCCGAGATGATGCGGTTGATTTTGACGAGCGCCCAGACCTGCCAAAGTAGAAGACCTCCGACGCAAAACAGAGCGACAAGAACCAGCGTGCAGAGGATTACGACTACTGCGATAAGGATGGGGTAAACGGGACTCATGAGGTTTTCTCTCCTTCGGAAGGTACGCTCTCAGGGAGCATTTTGTCAATCTTGAGTTCCTCATCTGGATGCGCCGAGCCCAATCTTAAAGGGTTGCCTCCAAACATCTCTTGCACCTTCGCAGGATCGATTTGGCCCATAACTTCTTTTGCCTTTTCCCAACTAATGCTGCCAGCCGATGGACGAATCCCCCTCAAGGGCGCTGGCGTGGATGCCGAATCGAAGTGCCAGCCGGTCAGCGTGTGGTGGGCATCTTGGAGCATTCGCATGTCGTCGATGCGGTCCTCGGGGCGCCGAGCCATCTGCAGGCAGGAGATTGCGTGCTGCACGGCACCGATGGCAAGGTCGGCGTGGACGAGGTAATTCAGGATCTCGGCGAAAGCCTGCGGGCCGGTGCAAAGCACTTGGATTCTTCCGATGAACGGGTTGTTCAACGACCCCGCCTCGATGACGGTCGCCGAATCCCTTGTGCGTTGGCTGAGAAGAATCTTTTTGGGTTCGATCATCGCAGCACCGCCTTCTCGTACCGCTTCTCAAGCCTGACCACCTTCTGGATTTTCCGAATCAGCATGTTGCGCTTGAGCGCGCTCAGATGGTCTAGTACCAGAATGCCCTTCAAATGATCTGTCTCATGCTGGATTCGGATTGCGTCCTCGCCTTTGAAGGTTTCAGTGTGCGGAGAAAGCTCTTCGTCGAGCCATGCCAACTCGATCTCAGCCGACCGAGTAATGACGAACTGGATTCCGGGAAGGCTGAGACAGCCTTCGGTGCTTTGGATGAACCCACCGCGGGGGTCGATGGAATCGCTGGTGAAGGTGATTGTGGGATTCACCAAAGTCAGGATGCCTCTCTCTTTCGTCCGCACGACAGCAATGGCAACTGTCATACCAATTTGATTCGCCGCAAGACCAACTCCAGCATACAGTTTCATAGCGTCTTGGAGTTGGCTGGAAATCTGAGAGGGCGTTTCGGTGTAGGGGATTGCTGGATTCCAAGCCTCGGTCGGCGTCGTGAGCATCCGGTTTGGGTAGCGGAGGATTTCGATCAATTGAATACCGATGGCGTGGGTCCAGAGTCTCCAGTGGCCGTTCCGGGTACCAAGGGAACTTTTAACTCCCGGGGTTCGATTTGCTGCTCGAAGTCGCTGCACATTTTCACGGAGCAATTCGATCCGAGCGGTGTGGCTCCGCCACGGGCGTGACAAACGGTCTGCGCCACTTGCCTTACGTTCATGCCCGAGTGCAGAGTCAACGGATGTACGCCAGGACTCTCAATTTCAATTCCCATGATGCGAGCGTGCGTACAGAGGAAGCAAATAGATTCAACCTTCATGGCTTTCAGCGTTCCTTGATTCTCGTCGGTCATCCGTTTCCTCCCTCAGTGCAGTCCTGCACTGCGCTCTCGTCGCATCTTCTCTCAGAAGCGGCTTGGAGTCAAGTCTTGTTTTTCCCGGCCCCAGACTTCTGCCCATTGGCCGATGTCGTTGACGATCATGGCTTCACCTTTGGCAGCACTGCAAGGTGGGCGTCGAGGGTGGCATGTGCTGCCTTGAACGCTTCCTGAAACATTTCCTCATCGAGGCAAGAAAGCTCAGCTATTGCATCCATGGTTTGCTTCCGTGCCTCCAGCACTTTCCCCTCCAGCCAGTGGGGGTCGGGCGAGAGCATCTGCATCCTCCGAGCAATCCAATCTTCGGTGCAGGGCTCAACACATCTAAGTGGGGAATCGCGCACAATGGCACATTCTTGGATGCACCTTTGCACCATCTCCGCCTGGGCCTCGGTGACGGCGGTATTGAGCTTTTCCATAATGAAGTGAAAGAAGTCTAATTCCTTCACTTTCCCATCTAATAGGCCAATGATTGCAGCATAGATTACGGATTCTTCCTTTGTAGGTTCGCTCATCTCTTTTCCTCCTCACGCAGACGGTGAATAAGGTCGCGTTGACACTCTGCGAGGGTCTCTGCAATGACAAGCGCGGCATTCCAGCCTTCCCACTTGTCTTGCCAGGGGTACCCATAAAAAACCTCTCCGTCAGACGTGGTATAGCGGTAAGGAGTGTGTCCGAACTTCTCTTGACACCACTTCTCAAACTCACTCATGAGGATCTCCTACCGCAGTTGGTAAATCGGCCATGCCTTGCACGCCTCAGTCATATCGTGCGTAATGTTGTGGCAATACGGACAGGGGTAGGTATGAACTCCTGCCTTTGCCGGGGGACCAGAGGCACAAAGAGGACATATCGCCTTTATCGCAACTGCGAGGGCGGCATTGCCGCCATCTTCGTAACCGCGCAAATAGGCTTGTGCGTCTCCTCCAGGATGCGGGGGACATACCGACTTCAAATAACGCTCGCAACTACTAAACATTTGCTTATTGAACTCATTCATGGGGCTCCTTAATAGGCCTTCCGACCTTTCTCACCCATCCAAACGTCAGCTTGTCAGAACTCCTCATCGCCCACCACTGGCGGTAATAGCTAGACCAGTAGGCCGGGATGTATTCGAAAATTTGACTGGGAGCGCCTTTCACCCAATACCACCCTGATTTTCGTTTCATGCCTCGGGCTCCTTCCCTTCCCTTCCTTCGCAGGCGGCATCAATCGGTTTCAGCCTGCCCAGTGGCTTCACTTTAACTGGGATTGTTCTCTCCACGGGGATGCTCCGGACTAGGACTTCAGTTCCGCAGGCGGCGAGGGCTTTTGCGTAAGCAGCCTTGAGAGGCCTCAAACCATCTGCCGAAGGTATTATATTCCGGTCTCTTTCATTAATCGTAAGCGCGTCTATGTACGCCTTTGCCGCCTCCTTTACCGCCCGCAGGCGCTTGAGTTCCTCCAGCAGGGCGGTGCCGGGGTTGCTATCATTGGTTTTGTAAAGCGCATCCTCACACCCAACGGCGCGGTAAGCGACCGCCATCTCCGCGCACGCCGCCAACGATGCCTCCAGATTGTCAATGAGAGTTTTCCGGTCGGCTTGCAGTGCTATAATTTCATCCCTGGCTATCTGTGTATCCGCTTCGGCCCGCTCAACCTGCTTGTGGAGGGTGGCGCAATTGGGACACGCAGGCACATTGTAACCACTCATGGCTGCCTCTTTCAATTCGCTTGGCTGCTCAAGAGATACCGCAAACGGAAAATCTTTTTTCATCTCTCACCCCCTGTGAGAAGCACTAAAGTTTTGGTCCCAACGCTCCCGGTATTAACTTAGAGGGCCTTCGCTTCTCAGCCATGCCCACAATCCACAACTCAAGATTATGTACAGCATCCATGCACCAACCCACCAGAAGCCGTCTTCAGCATGAAAGGAACTAACTTTCATGAGGAACGTGACTGCCTTCCCCATCAGGAAAACGAATCCTACCAACCAAGCAAGAAAAGCAACGGACATTTCAACTCCCACTAGAAAGCTTTTCATCTCCCTTACCTCCTCACGCTCTCGGCGCTCACACTCGTTACTCACCAGCGGCTCGGTGCATCCCCCGCTATTTCAACTGTGGTTGGTGTTTCGTCGTCAACGGGCATCACCGTCCTCTCGGCGGGGCACGGTACAACCTCAAGAGCCTGTCGATCTCAGCTGCTATCAAAGCCCCTGCCTTTTCCAACATTCTGATATCTGTACCGGGCTTCCACCATTTAGCATCCCACGGCCAATTCCAAGGAAGCACAGTTTGGTGCCCCGCTCCAAGAGCATACAGAGCACCAGCTTGGGCCAACTCGCGTCTAATGAGTGCGTCATCGTGGCTTGAAGACCATTTCTCAACGCGGATTTGTCGCCTGCGTTCCTTTGCAATTCGTTCAATGCCTGAAAGTTGTTTCATGGTTTACCATCCTCTCATTCAGCAGGGCAGGGGTGGCTAGGGAAACGCGCTTGGCCCCTAACTTTACCTGCCGTGGGTGGCACGAATCACCCCTGCCTGCCTTTCTGGCATCGTGGCCGACTTACCAGCGCCCACTCGGCAGTAGCGGTATAACTTTGGCGTCTGGTCTGGGACGCCGCACGGTGCCATTCTCAATCCTTCAGCGGGCGTGGCCGCCACCTTATCAGCGGACTGAGATGGTAGTCACTTTCGCTATCAACGTTCGCACGCCCGCCTCTGGCAACTCGCAGTCTCAGGAATCCCCAGGCCGCGTGCTGCCATTTTGGTGCCGCCGTAGGCATCTCAGCCCAGTCGACACTTCTGATCTGACTATAGAAACCGTACAAAGGGGCACGGCTAGTAAAGTCAGAATCCCCCTCTGCGGGGCTCGGCGGCAGCTTGCCTTGCTTTAATCTTTCCAGGGTAGATGCGACTGGACTCGAACCAGCGACCTCCGTCTTCCCACCATTTAAGGTGCGCATACGGTGTTCTAACGCGGCTGAACTACACATCTACCCCAGCTTGCCTTGCACTACTCAATCCCTTTCATGCAGCCTTCGGCTGTCGGTGCTGCTCGTGGGCGCGTACCAGTGCGTCGAACTGCCGCAATACCAGCCGGCGAACCCGCAGCGCCGTGGCGGCCGTGCGATCCCGCTCAAGCTGGCTAAGAACCCGCCAAATCAGAATGGTACGATCGGAGACTCCGATGTCGGCACGGAGTTTGTCAGCTTCGGTGCCGCGCAGATACATCCCGTAGAACGACTTCGCTTCGCTGCTGGCGTTCAGTTCGACGGGCATGGCCACCTCGCGTCGTGCAGACCTGCACTAGAAATTGAAGTTCGCTGCTTCCGACCGGAGGACACCCCTCCACGTTTTCAGCACGGCGTCGTACCCAAAGCCGATGACGGTATGTGGTGGGCAAGCGCAGGTTGGCGCATTGCCGTCCTTCCACTCGGCTCCACAGAGCCCGCAGCGCAGCCCCCAGAACGAGCCACGGTACCAGCGTAGACCGTCCAGCGGATAGAGGACGGTGAGTTCTCGGCACCTAAACTTCTCGACCATCGCCGCCTGCTTGGCGTGGTACCGCCGATTCGCTCCCGGAGATTCGCCCCGAAAATTCTCCGTTGATCGTCCTCGCGGCCAACCCGGAACGATGTCGCGCGCCTTCAATTTCATATCTGCACGTCCTCCGCATAGTACTCGCCCTCCGTCGTGCCTTCGACGCGGAACAGAAGGTCGCACCCCACATAGTAATTCGACAGGTAGTTCGCCAAGCGTAGCGCCTGCTCGCGCGTCCCGACGACGGTCAGCACGTCGGGGAAGTCCGACCCGAGCGACCCGTAGCGGTCGCCGTCCCGAGTGATTGTGTACTCGCCAACTTCACTCATAACGCGCTCCTGAAAAACAAAACGTCTTCCCATAGGACGGCAAGTTCCGGGTACTTCCGGACGTGCAGGCGCTTGAAGAAACTCATGCGCACGCGCTGGATTTTCTTGATGCCACCGTCCATCGTCATCTGCTCGCCAAGGTCTTCGGAGAGCATCGCGTGCTTGCGCTCGATGAGCGTGAAGCCTGCGGCTTCCATGAGCCGAATCGTGTCCTCGTCCAGGCGGCGGATAGCGCCATTTTTCACGGGGTTCTTGGTGACCAGGGCGCAGACGCCCCCGGGTTTGAGCACGGCGTGGAGTTCGCGGTACACGGCGAGCATGGCGCTTAGGTAGGTGTCTCCACGCTCTTTTCCTATTTGACCATCAGAGGAAGGGGATTCTGGGAAGTTAGGATTATTCCTTTTTTGTTGGTGCCAATCTCCTTCCCTAAAACGGTCGTCTCTCCTAAAGTTCTTGTCCTGGCACTGCGAGCTTGCCTCATAGGGCGGGCTGCTTAAAGCAGCATCGATCATGCCGAATGGAAGGTTTGCAATCTGCCCCTCACTCTCGCCATAGACTCGTTTCTCGTCGCGCCGCATCTGAGCCGCAATCGCCTCCGCAGACGCGCGATGCCCCCTCCGGCTGCCGTCCTTATACTTCTCCGCCGCGACTGCCGCCGCCTTGTCCGGGTCCGACCATCCCTGCTGCCCGCCGCGGGCGCCACGCTCCCAAGGTGGACTTGTCAGTACCGCGTCAATGTCGCCGGCCGGATCCTTGAGATTCCCAATCTGACCGTCCGATGTTCCCTGCGTCCGCGCCATGTACGCCCGATCGCCTACCTTATCCGTTCCCCCCGGGCCGTATCCCCGCTTGGCAATGCCGCATCCCCCGCCCGCCGCAGCTTGGTCGGAAAATGGCGGGCTCGACACCACGCCGTCGTATCCCTCATGCGGGTTCGCCCTCGCCTCGGGCCGGGCCGGCTCGAATCTCGACCGGAACTGCCGAGCCCCTGTTAAATCCTGGTCCGCATAGGGTGGCGACGCTACTACACCATCGTAGTCTTGGCGGATCTTGTGCTGCGCGTGTACCCCACTGACTTTTTTCTCTAGCGATGCGTCTATCCCGCTGTCCCCGCCAATGTTTCCCGCGTACGGCGGGCTCGTCAACACCCCAGCCACCTGCGCCTCTGCCAACACCTTTATCAGACTCCTCGCATCCCCTCCCAGCACCACCGGTCGCGGCGCCCCCGGCATCTTCGCCATCAACTTCTCCACATTGGCGTCCGCCATCTCCAGAAAATGCCGCTCCAACTCCACTCCCACCGTCTGGTACCCTAAACTCGCCCCCACCACCAGCGTCGTCCCGATCCCCGCCATGGGTTCACATATTCTAGAGGCTTGAATCAGGATTCTTGAACCTTCAGTAGGAAGAATTAAATTTCGACAGAGAGGGCAGGTTGGCAACGATTCAATAAGTCCTTCCTCCAAACTACATGGAGTTCTTTGAGTTTCTTTTCGTATTCGTGCTCTATCTTGGTATGGCATTTGAAACACAGGCCGAGGAGATTTGTTAGTGAAGAATTCCCGGTCTCGCGGTAAGGGATTATGTGATGGGCAAGGATGGGACTCACCCTGCAGATTCGACAGTTCTTGTCTCTCTCTCGTAGTAGAGACTTCTGTTTTTTCCAACCAGGCCCTCGGTGCTCCCTCCACCCGCCCTTCCAGCGGGGATGATTCTTTCCGGTATGCTCTCCTACTTTGAAGGTTGAGTGGTTCGGGGGATTCCCCTTCGCGAATTTGTTGCCCAGCAGAACAACCGATCTGCAGTTCATCGAGCAATACTTCTGATTTCGATTGCTCGCTTTGAATGGTTTTCGGCAGACCTGGCAGGTTTTTTCCTTGGTGCCGTTGCGAAGATACCAGCATTTCTGAGAGCAGTATACCTGTTCTGTGTCCTTGGCTTTGAATGGTTTCAGGCATGTAGGACAGATGAGTGCAGTGGTCATATAGAGATTTTAGGTGATGTAATCCTAGTTCGTCAACAACTATTTGAGTCTCCTTATTCACCCACCCCCGCTCTTCCATGTACCCGAATATCCGGTAGCACAGCCCCACCGCCATCTTCGCTGGATGCGCATTGCTCTCCCGCGTGAACAAGTCCCCCCGCACCCCACCGTAACAACCCCGCCATTCAACCGCGTCCAGCCCCTCGCTCATCTCGCTTACCTTTCCACTCCCCATAAGCTGCTCACTTCGTCTTTCTGTTGGTATGCTCCAGCTTGTGGCAACTCGCGCACAGCCAAATCACCTCAAGCGGCCTCATGTAATCCCTATGGTGCGCATGGAGCCTAAGCGCCTTTCTGCATCCTTGGCATAGCTTCGGACGAACTATCTTCCTTGATCGAATCGCTACCCTCAAAGCGTCACGCGCCACCCGCTTCTCGGGATTTGCCGCATCCCAAGACTTAATCACCTCTGCGTAATCTCTCGCCCGTTTCCTCCCCTTTGTGTCGTACCAGTTCCGGTAGTACTCTCGGATTTCCGCCTTATGCTCCTTCCGCCACCGCCTCTTTAACTCCACCCCCCTATCCGGATGCTCTGCCAGCCACTTCAAATTCCGAGCCCTCGCACAAACCTTACACTCCCCCCGCCCTTTATAAAACTCGGCCTCCGGTTTTTCAGCCGTGCAGGTGTAGCATGTTTTCATAAACCTAGATTACTCTGATTTTTCTTGATGTCAAGGGAATTCTCCTGGTTTTTGCCCGCTTTTTATTTCCTTCCTTTTCTTTGACTTGAAAAAATCACCCCCTTTTTTCAAAAATTCAATTCCGATTTAGAGATAGGGCGCTGTCCTCAGTGAAAAAATAAACCGCGCGGCGGCGGGCGGGGGGAGAGCCTTGGGCGCGCGCGGCGGGAGCGGCGCGGTCGCGGAGTACGGGGAAGGTGTCGCGGTCCTCCAGATGGGGTGGCGCCGGTCGCCCGCAGCGAGCCATCCGCCCCGAAGGGACCGCCCAGGAGGCGCGCATAAGATAAGGATGCGAGCGGCGGACCTGGCGCCGAACCTCCACCCAGTTGCAGGCTCCTCGCACGTCGAGGGCCAACTATCTGCGGCGAGCCCCCAGAATTAGATTGACAAGTGCGTTGGCAGGTGTATAGTGGAGACTGGAGACGACGAGGAGGGAAGGATGATGACTAACGATTGCACTTGCATCGATGAACTGCTTTGCCCTGCATGTAACGCAGCCGTCGAGGAGTCGCTACATACAGGCGAGCCTATCGCATGGCCGCGCCGGCGCCCCGTAGTGCAGATTGACGACCTGTCGCTGGCTATCGAACGGCTGCATGATGAGTAGCACCGGTCGCTGGCATGCTGGCGAGACCGCCGACCCGGCGCTGTGCCGAGAGGGGTAACGAAGATGATCCGCTACGTAACCGTCGAGGGGATGTTCTGGGATGTCGAGCGGCGAGAGTACACGCGCGAGCGGCTGACCTACCGCATCGAATGGAGCGACGTGCTGGAGCATGCCGTGTACTTCCTGGTGGCGAGGTTGGTCCTCGCCGAGGCGTAGTGCAGGACTGCACCGCGCGCAGGGAAGCGCGACGAGGAGGATTTATGACAATCAACATAACCAACACGCTCATCCGCTTATCACGACCGCCGTATCCAGCAGTATTCTTGGCAACTGGGCCTGACGGTACCACGTGGACGTATGACGGGCCACGCGGCTGCGAAACTGAGGAGGAAAACTGTTTTAGGGCGCTCGTGGCACTAGCATTCGCGGGCCGCGGTGGAGACTGCCGGGAAATCAACGCCGGCGACAGCTATATACATCTCCGGCACTAGAATGCTGATCGCCCGCCGCGGGCGTCCGGCTCCGCTTGGCGCCCGTGGGAGGTTATCAGCTATGAAGCGAATCACCCTAGCAGTTCTCTTGCTTTCCATTCTTGCGTTGACCGCCTGCCCACAGCCACCGCAGCCGACGTCTACCCAATCTTTCCCGGCCCGCCGGCCACCGATCCACGGGAAGCCATAAGGAGCCCCATGCACCGAACCCGACAGATTGTCTCTTGCCTTAATTTCCTCTCGGCGCTGGTCGCTTCTGGCGTCGCGGGCGACTGCGCGGCGCGGCACCTCCACGGCGACGCGACGGTTAACCTTATTATAGCCGCTGGCCTGACCTTCGCGGCGCTGGCCATCTGGCCGACGAAAGGAGTCACAACCGATGGACCTGAAAACCCTTCGCGGTAAACTCAAGCTCACCCAGGCGGCCGCGGCGAACCTACTCGGTATCTCCGTCACAACTTGGTCCCGATGGGAGACCGGTGCCAATGGACCTGATTGCCGCCATGCCAGCCGTATACTCCTCCTCGAAGAGGCCGCAGACATGAAACCCTGCCCGAAGTCCCCAAGCTTCGCCTTCACCAAGACGCCTCTAACCTTGGAGCACATCAAATCCTGCCCCGCCTGCCGCTTCACCTTCCTTCGCTTCGGGGATTCCGTAGTGCAGGACTGCACGACGGGAAAGGGGGCGCGCCGTGGCTGACCCCGTTACCTGCCCCCGCTGCAATAACCCTTGCTCTGGTCTCTACTGGACCCGGCGCGCCGAGCTCGTCTGCGCCACCTGCCTCGACCAAATCGAGCCCGAGACGGTCAGCCGCTATGATGGCTGGCGCGATCGCGAATTACTGCACGACCGCCGAGCGAAGCTCGCTCAGGCCAACTTCAATTCCATCCCCCGCCTTTAGCCCACCGACTCCGGGCGCCGTGAACCATCGGCGCCCGCCCCACCTTCAATATCCCTTGCGCTTGAAGGTTTCCCATTCCGCTTCGGAGTTAGGGTCCCGATTCCGCATTTCCCGGAACTGGCGCAGTCGACCGAGATCCTGCAGCCAGGACCCGCCGACTGGATTCGCCGCTGGCGCCGGTTCCGCGCGCTGCGGTGCCATCAGCGAGGGCTTCTCCGTCGGTTCTCCCTTAGCTTTTAGGTAGAGCGCCACGACGTGGACCACCTGAGCGTTGACCGACCGCCGGTCTACCTTCGCCCGCTCAACCAAGCCATTGTAAATCTCTTCTGGTATTCTCAGTGTCATTCTCATGTCATAATGGTGTCACAATGACGCAGCCCCGTCAAGCGGATTCCACTAGGAAACCAAGCCGCGATCACTCGCAAGGCTCAAAAGCCCCCCGCAAAGCCTCAAATACACCAAAACTGATGTTAAAGAGGGTTTGACAAACACGCTAACAGACTTACACCGCAAGCGTCTGAGAAACAACACCTTACCACCACCTAAGGATTTCCCTTGACAAATGCCATAAGCCGCTTATACTGGAACCCATGAACCGGCTTGCTGGAGCAATCCCGAATCTCAAATATGCAGAGCGGACAGGGCGGAGACATCTAAGCCCGTCGATTCTCCTTTAGAATAAAGGACATATGGCGAAGATTAAGACACCGAAGAGCGCGAGCAATGAAGGAATGGGGAAGTGCGCGCGGTGTGGGATTGGGGAATTGGGGCCTGATTATCATTTTGGTCTCTGCGGGTTTTGTTATCGGAACCTGCCCGGCCAAGCGTTGAACGTATGGGCTAAACGTTGGAAGAATGAGCATATGTTTCAGTCCTTGTCATTGTTCAGCGCTAGAAGCGACGAAGGGCAAGCGGCGACGAGGCTTGAGCCTCAGAGGTAAGCGACTATGTTTGAATACGTTAGAGGCTACCGAACGATGGCCGTACAGCCAGCCGCGATTATCGAAGAGCGGCGCGTTGGCCAGTTCCGCGTGCAGGTATTTCTATTCCCTGGCAACGGCGAACCATGCTACCGGATCTTGATCGAAGTCTTTGATGGCGTATGGCGTAAGGTTTCGTGCTGGAGTCGCAGCGACGAGCGGCGATTTCCGAAGCGCGCCGCAGCCGTCGGCCATGAAATGGTAGAGGCTTACAAGCGAGCAAGCGGCGAGGCCCAAGGGTCGGCGAAGCAAATTGACCTTTACGCATAAGAGTTAGTGCAGGACTGCACCGAGCAGCGATGAGGAGCGCAATCAATGATCTACACCGCGACTTATTCACCCGAGGATAACAAACTCCGTTTGTATTCCGTCTCTCGGCTCGACTCGGAGACTTACGCCCGCGTCAAGGCTGCGGGCTTCATATGGGCACCGAAACAAGGCTTTTTCGTCGCCCCGATGTGGACCCCAAGCCGCGAGGACCTCTTGATAGAGTTAGCCGGAGAGATTGGCGACGAGGACACGACGCTCGTCGACCGCGCCGAGGAGCGCGCCGACCGGTTCAGCGATTACAGCCAGCACCGCGCCAAAGACGCCGATCAGGCCCGGAAGGCCGTTTCTGCCATTGCGGATAATATTCCGCTGGGCCAGCCGATTTTAGTTGGCCATCACAGCGAGAAGCACGCCCGCAAGGACGCCGAACGCATCGAGAACGGGATGCGGCGATCCATTAAGATGTGGGAGCAATCTTGCTACTGGAAGGAGCGCGCCGCCGGCGCCATCCGACACGCGAAGTACAAGGAGCGCGCCGACGTGCGCGCCCGCAGAATCAAGGGACTCGATGCCGACCAGCGCAGCCGCGAACGCGACAAAGCCAAATGCGAAACGGGCATCAAGCAATGGAGCGCCGAGGGACTCACCCAAGAGCGCGCCGAACTCATAGCCAATTACAATCACTTGTCAAAATGCTTTACGCTGGCCGAGTACCCGCGCGAGGTGCCCGCGTCCCAATACGAAGGCGAAATGAGCCTATGGAGCGCACTACACGATGGGATCATAACGCCGGAGCAGGCACGCGACCTTGCCTTGCCCTCCTACCGTGGCACTATTGCATGGTGCGACCGCTGGTTACAGCATATCGGAAACCGCCTAGAGTACGAACGCGCCATGTTGGCGGAGGCCGGCGGGCTCGCCGCAGATCGGGTCGACATCCAGCTAGGCGGGCGCGTCATGCGCGACCGCGGCGAGTGGGTTACGATCCTACGCATCAACCGGAAGGACGGGAAAATCGTCAGCGTATCGACGAACGCGCGGTATTGCAAAGTCGTCAGCATCGAGGAGATTCGAGACTATCAGCCACCGACGGAGCAGCAAGCGCAGGCCGTCAAGGCCGCTGTCAAACTTCCGCCAATGTGCAATTACCCCGGCGAAGGCTTTCACCACGTCAGTCGCGCGACGTGGGATAAGAAGTATCACGACATGAAAGGCAGTCGGATTGTACCCGCAAGCGACAAGTACGGCGAGCACCGCGTAAGGTCCGGGATGTTTGTTGGAGGCTATAACAGCGTTTTGGTTTACATCGAGGACGCGAAGCGCGTCGACCCGCCAGCACCGAAGGCGACGCCCGCAGAGCCCGCGCCAAAGATACAGGCACCCACCAGGGAGCCCGTCGAGCGCGAATGGAAAGAACCGACCGTAGAGCCGCAGGCCGAAGCCTTTGACGCCATGCGCGAGACCCTGAAAGCAGGGGTTAAGGTGGTAAGCGCGCCTCAGTTATTCCCGACCCCGCCCGCCCTCGCCCGCCGCATGGTGGAACTTGCTGGAATGCCTTTCGCTGAGTCTTCCCTTAGAATCCTCGAGCCCAGCGCTGGCACGGGCGCAATTATCAATGAGATTTTTACCTACGCGGGCGAGATCCACGCCATAGAAATTAACCCAACCCTAGCCGAGGAGTTGCGCCGAAGGTGGCCAGCCGTGAAGGTTCGTTGCTCTGATTTTCTCGAGTGCGTCGACCAGACGGGTTTTGACTTCATTTTGATGAATCCGCCCTTTGCCAACGGCGAGGACATAAAACATATCAAGCACGCCCTGACCATGCTTCGCCCAGGCGGGCGCCTCGTGGCCATCTGCGCCAATGGTCCGCGCCAGAACGAGCAGCTAAAACCCCTCGTCGACGAGGCGGGCGGAGAATGGGAAGTCCTACCGCCCGACACGTTCAAAGAGTCTGGTACGGGAGTTAATACCGTGCTCCTGGTGATGGACGCCGACCCCGAGGACGACGAGCCCGACCCGCAGCCCACCGCCGCGCCTCCCGACTTTGGGAAGGGAATCTTCTTGGCTACTCCAGACGTCGACAATCGGCCGATAGGCCAACGCGCCCAGCCCCTTCCAAGCATGGCGCCGCACATCGAGGAGCAGAAGAAGGTCGCGGCGCAACGCGCCGGCCAGAACCTTACCGAACAGTTCAACCGACCGCCGAAGGACATCACGTCAAAGGCTGGCGAACTCGAGCGCCGCGCGCCGCTATTCCACGACACCGAGGCGAGCGGCCAAACTCGCCTATTCTGAGGAGGTTTGATTATGTTCACAGAGCAACGCGAAATCGAGTTAGGACCGATTCAAGGAGACTTGCGTCAAACCGTTTGGGCGGAATTCCGAGCCGCTGCACCAGAAGGTAGCGACGAATGGGCTTCCAGTGATCGCGGCTGGCTCTTCAGACTGTGCGAGGAGTACAATGCCAGCAAGTGGATTTCTGGAGAGTACAACGACACCAACACGCCGATATTTGACGAGAACCTCGGAGCTTGGCGCGAGCGCTCAAGTGTGGGGAATTATCTCACCTACAGCCACGGGCCGGACTATTCCGCTGAGGGACCAAAGGTCCACGCCGTCTGCTACTGTGCGACGCCCCGCAGGCGATGGTTCAACACGATCAGCGAGGCTAAGGCTTGGATCGAAGAGGAGGGCAACAGGAACAGGAGGTGATGCCTATGCCACGCCGCTAACCCCGGCGCCCTGCCTCTGGTCTGTTAGGGGTAGGGCAGCGCGATTAGCGCGACGAGGAGGCACATGATCATCAAAATCGCTTTGTCTGTTCTGGGGATCGCCGTCATTCTGCGAGCCGTCGAGGCCTACCTTCACCGTAGAGCCCCCGCAACGTCGATTTGCGCAGGTTGCGGTCGACACTACGATTCGCGCGGATCGGGAGCCTTGCTCCCCTTGACGTATTGTGGTACAAACTGCGAGAAGGAGGCGAAGAGACCATGACGCACTTCGACCTACTCAGTTTCTTCGCAGGAATGGGCAGCACGGGTGCCACAGTGGTCATCCTTGTTATTTGGTCTCTCTGCAAAGCGGCGAAGCATGCCGAGCCTCAAATATGGGAAGGCTGGGCGAAGTGCCCCGGCTGCCGAGGAGTCTACGCGCGGATGTCTTCCGACGACCCCGCTGGCGGGTATTGCTGCATCGCCTGCAAGGAAATCACCGAAATCGAGAGGCTCTATGCTGAGCCAGGAGGAACCCATGCCAGAACAAAAGCAGTTTAACCCTGGACCGCCGACCTTCGTCGAAGTGGTATTCCCGTGTGCCGCTTCGATGGTGGAACAAATCCGGGAAATTTTTGACGCTCCGACGCGAACTGAACTGTCAGCAATCACCTCTATGTCTGCGCCTTGGAAGGACACGGCACTCGAGGAAATCGCTCTGCGTATTGCCCGCCTCAAGCTGACCGATCAGGGCCAGCGCCGCGAGAAGTGGGCCATCATCGACGACCTGAAGACCTTCGACGCGAAGAAAGGATCCTGACATGCCCCAAATCGACGAGTACCAGTGCTCTACCTGCGAGACCCACAACGAAGTTCGCCAGCCCCGCTGCAACTTCTGCGGCGAGCCCACTTGTCTCCCCTGCCGCGTCAAGGGAACGCACTTTCACACCGTCCAAGAGATGGAAGACTTTGCTTTCGGCCTTTGCCTCCTGTGCCGGAAAATCGTCCATCTGCGACGCGATGCCAACGGGCTTTATCACTGCCCCGATTGCGACTTCGAGTGGACGCCGCGGGCGATTACGGGGGTCACCGAGGCCGACGTGATGATCTGCGCGTTCTGCGGAGCCCGCCAGAAAAAGCCTCTCCTGCCGGCGCCGTGCGCCCGCTGTTTGATGATCCTTAGCTGATTCAGTGCAGACCTGCACCGCCGAGGAGCCGCCAAAACTAAACTTTACCGACGATCGGTGTACATATTGGAAATTGTACTTCCACATCTAAAGTACTGATTCCCATAGAAATTCAATATTCGATACACTCGAAAAGGTGTACACGTTTCGAAAAGCCTTTTCTTGAGGAATCGGACATTCCGATCCTTGATGAGGAAGAAGGCGTGCATTCTGCACAGTTCTTCAGCAAGCGGCTTTTGGGGATGGGGATTATGACACGTAAAGCTATGGATAGATTAGGGATTCATACAGCGACGACGCGGGCGTCAGGGCTTCGCCGCCCCATTCTTGGCATCGGCAACTGCAGCCTTTGCGTCTGCTACAGCCTGCTGGGCCTGTACGACGGCTTTGGACGCTCCACTGGTAGGGGGCACTTCGTTTTTCAACGAGGGGATCCACCGCGAAATCAAGCTTATCCCACCGTCAATGATGGAGTCCCCAAAGTACCCAAACACGCCGGCCGTGGTCGGGTTGAGCGGGATCGCATTCGTCGAAAGCCACCCAAGGTTATCAGGCGATATCTTGGCGATCAGGGTCATCAGTTCTTGCCCATGCCAAGCCCAGGCAGATACGACGAGCCACGCCAAGAAGAGTCGAACGCACAGGTTCGCTCCATTCACTTCGACGTACTGCCGATAGGTGAGGATTCCATTAAGGTTGGAATGGACTGAACTCTGTGCGCGAAGCCAAGCATGAAGCAGTTGCCCAATCAAAAAAGATAAGAAAACAGCTACAGCATAGTGCATGTTAACTCCTTTCAATGTTATACTAATCGAGCCGCAGAAGCGTTTCCGCGCGCCTGCGGCCCTGAACACAACGACTCATACTGGGAGCCATCATGCCTGAAATCAATTCTACCACTGAAATCTGGAAGGAGATTCCTTGCTTCAACTCCTACGAGGTTTCCAATTTGGGAAGAATACGACGATCTCGTCCCGCCCCCACTACAAGGATTGGGAAAATTCTGAAACCTAGCCCTGATGACAGAGGATACTTCGGCGTTGTTCTTAGAAGGGATGGGAGGAGTTTCCCGAGGAGGGTACACGTCCTCGTGGCAAAAGCATTCCTTGGCCCGTGCCCATATGGATTTGAGGTTAACCACATTCACGAACCAAAAACCGATAATCGTGCAGATAACCTTGAATATCTTACTCATTCCGAAAATGTTCTCCATGCTCGTCGTAACGGTCTTATCCATCTTGGAGAAAATCGTTTTGGATCTAAATTGACAGATGAAGTGGTAAGAGAAATCCGAGTAAGTCCTGAGACTGGAATTTCCTTGGCAAGGAAATACAGAGTGACTCCGGCAGCAATCTATCTTGTTAGGAAACGAAGGACTTGGAGTCATGTCGAATAGAGACCTCCTACGAAAATGCCTTGGCCAAGGCGTTGAGCAAATTGACCACCGCAACCAGCAAGGGGTCGCGCGGGGAGAGCGGGGCCAGGGCCAGTGCCGCCTCTTGCGCCCCCTCGAAGTCGGAAAACGCCTCTTTTATCTTGCCCTTGTCTATGCCAAACACGTTCCACCTCCTATGTGCTCAAAGCCAGTAAATCCTGCTGCAAGCCCGCGAGATCGAAACCGGCGGGCGGAACCCAATCTCCCCCTGAGAGTAGGGCATGGCATTCATCGACACAAGCGGCGAAGAATCTCCAAGTCATGGCTTTAAGCTTCCCCCAGGTTTTGCAAACGAGAATCTCAGAGTCATAGTCAACGATTTCAACACAATGACCACCCCACGATCCAGGCACGGCTTTGCTATGGCCGTTAAGATCCCATGTGTCTTGTCTCTGCGCCGAAATCGGCAACTGCAAGCCAGTGTAGAGGCCTCCGAATAGGTTGATGGCCTGCTTGACGTGCTCGCTGTTCATCGGGTCTGGGTCGGCGTAGGCGAGCAGCTTGTAGCCTGCCATGTCCGACCGATGCCAAGCTCTGAGCACATCGAGAAGAACTCCGCCGTGGTCAGTCGATGGGTCAGACGGCTCGTACCCGCACCATTGCTCGTAATATCTAAGCACAATGTCATCGGACGGCATGATGATATCGGCGTGAATCCCGGGCTCGACGTTCGAGAGAACCCATCCTTGGATGGTATGGAGAGCCCCGGCGATCGGGCAGGTGCCAAGGGTATCATTGAGCATCATGCCCCAGTTCTGGACATCTCTGGAGTTGCATACCTCAGCCGGCGCAGCGGGAAGCTCTGACGTCAGGTATTTCCCCAAACAGAACGTGCGCGGGTCGATCTTGGGAGGTTTCTTCCCAAGCTTCATGTCGCCGTGGAAGACTGACATCGTGAATCCCTCCTACTGGAACTTCGGCATCCACTTGATGCCGGTGCCGTGGCAGTCCGAGCAGAAAACTTCAGTCTTTAGTTCAAGGCAGTTTGAACCTGCAGCCCACGGATAAAGCAAAATGAATCTCTTACCATTACACGTTGGGCACTTGTACGGCATGGTATCCTCTTACTGCGGTGCTCGTTGCTCTCTCATTTGCGTGCGAGCGCGGTCGAACTTCTTCTCCCAATCACGATACGCTTCCCAGTCGCGGTTGTAAAGCGCGACGAGCATTTCTCGCTCGTAGGAAAGCGCGAATTTCAATTGCAGATGATGGTCAACCGCAAATCTGGGCATGACTTACCTCCTACCAAAAATCGGGGGCGTGGCCCACTGCCCGCTCATTCCGGTGAGTCCAACGCCCCCCGTCGCGTCGTGTTGTTATCCCGTCTTTGAAATCCAAGTCGCTGCTACAGCCTTGGTAAAGCCTTCAGAACTCCATTGACATCTGGATTCGCTGTTTCCGCGTTGACGATGTCGTTGTAATTCTGGCACACCGCCTTGTGGAAGTTGTCGATGTGCAATGCCGCCGCCTTGTCAGCCGCGGTCAACGCATCCCTGGTGAGTGAAACGCGATGTGCGAGGGTCGCTAGGACTTGCGGGATCAGCGCGATGATCGCCTGCGCAACGCCAATCGCCAGATCAATCAGTTCCGTAAGCTTGGAAAGTGTCGCGGTGTCGGTGATGTCGAGCCCCCTCAGTATGCTTTGCAGGCTTCCCACCACATTCGAAAACACCGCAGCCAACTTACCCAGGAGCGATTGATCTTGGCTTGACTTATACGCCGTGATGACCGCCGAGGCGTCGGTTAACTCAGTTGATATATCGCCCTCAAGAGTCTGAACTTTGGCCAGTGTGGCCGCTGAAACCGTTTTCCCAGCCAAGCCCGCAGCGAACGCCAAGATGCTGCTGATGATCGTGGCAAGCGATGGCAAGAGAGCCTGTACGCTCGTGATCCAGGCCGCAGAGCACCCCGCTGTGAATAGCACAAGCACAAGCAAGCCAGCTAGTGTAAATAAGCTGGAAAACCGTTTGAAGGGTTTCGCCCAAGCCAAGCCCGCGATGAAGCTGGCCACTACAAATAGAATTAGAATTATGTTCATGGTGGTGTTTCTCCTTCTTCGTTTGAATTTACGGAACGCTCACGATCTCCGGTTCGTCTGAGCCAGAAGCTAGGTTGACGAACCGAGTGTACTCCTTTTGGAAGCCCAAACACAACTCCCCTGTGGGGCCGTTGCGCTGCTTGCCGATGATGATGGTTACCATTTCCTGCCCGCCTTCGGCGGTGGACTCGTCCTGCTTCGGACGCCAGAGGAAGATCACGACATCCGCGTCTTGCTCAAGCGCGCCTGATTCCCGAAGATCGCTCAGCCGCGGCTTCCGCTTCCGGCCCTTCTCGGGTTCGCGGGACAACTGCGACAGCGCCACGACGAAGACCTTCTCGTCCTTCGCGAATTGCTTGAGCCCCGCCGATAAATAGCCTACTTCGGCGTTGCGGCTGTCGAATTTCTTCCCCGAGGACATCAACTGGATGTAATCAACGATGAACCCCCGGGCACCTTGCTCCTGAATCAGCCGCTTCGCCTTGGCGCGGAAGCTGGTCAGCGTCAAACCGGAGGTATCATCAATCCAGATAGGTAGTTTGGCGAGTTCGCCGATGCCTTTGACGGCGCGCGCCACATCGTCTCGCGTCGAGAAGCCCGTCGACAAACGGTGAATGTTGATTCTGGAATTCACGCAGAGCATCCGGGTGAGCAGCGCCGCCCGCATCATTTCCAAGCTAAAGAATCCCACGGGGATCGAGTAGCGATCCGCCATGTTGAGCGCTATGCACGTCGCAAGCGCCGTCTTGCCCAAGCTGGGCCGCGCCGCGATGATGGTCAATTCACCTGGCTGGAGCCCCCTGCACATAGCGTCAAGGTCTGTAAACCCCGTCGGGATCCCGTAGGCCGCCCCTGTGCGGCCGTCGAGCAGCGTCCCGAAGGCTCCCATCTCCTCGCGAAATACTTGATCGAGCTTGACGAGGCCCGATTTCTGCTTGGCGCCGATGATGTCGTAGAGCGCTTCAATTCCCAGTTCGGCGAGCGTTGCCGAATCGTCGATGCCTTCGAATGCCCTCGCCAGTACGTTGTTTGAAGCGTTGATGATGCTGCGAAGTTTAGATTTCTCCTTGACGATATGGCAATATTCCCCGACCGCCGCCGTCGTGCCAATCGGGACCCCTTCGGTTAGCCCCGCAATGTATCCCCCTCCGCCGGCTTTATCGAAGAGTCCGTCTTTCGTGAGTTGGTCGGAGAGGGTGACGAGGTCTATCGTCGTGCCCTTTTCGGAGAGTTGGAGCATTTTTTCGAAGCATAGACGATTAGCGGTCGAGTAGAAATCGCCGACACTGACGATCTCTATCGAGATCGCAAGCGCAGCGTTGTCCAAAAGGACGCTACCCAAGAGCGCACGCTCCGCCTCGGTGTTATGCGGCATTGTTCTCTCACTGGCTGTTGCGCTAGGCATAACTATTTTTTCAAGGCTCTGACTTCTATGTAGGCTTCGATGAAGCCTTTGGCGACTTCCGCGCACAGCGCGTTACCATAACCGCGCAGTCGTCCCATGCGGTTGGGAGCCCCTGCAACCAGCGGGGATGTGCCGGGTTCAACTGCCCGGTACTTTTCGTCCCGGCACCAAAGCCATTCGGCGTCCGCCCAGAAGCCGTTAGTGAAGCCACGGCTTGTTCGTTCAGCGGCCTGGAATTCTTCTGAAGAGTTTCTTCGCTGGCTTGACCGTTCTTCCAATCCCGCGCCGAGGGTGTGGCCCAAGCAGTGAGATTCGCCTGACTGTGCAGCCCGTCCGCGTTGCCCCGATGCGCTCCCGCGCATTCCGAGTCCTCGCTGCGCGGGGTCGCCCAGGTCGCCGCATTGCTTAGGTCGTGCGGGAAGTGGTAATGCTCCGCTTCCGTGTTCCCGCGTTCCTTGTCGTCGTGAACTTGCGGCGTCGGCCATCCGACCAGCTTCGCAATCCCGCCCATCAACTTCTCGTCGTAGCGATCCCCGCCCCGGCTCGTCTGGCTGCCTTCCATTGCGTTCGGCGTTGGCCACGAAGTACAGTCGCTGCCGGATATGCGGCGCGCCGAAGCCCGCAGCGCACAAATCCGCCGCCCCGACGGCGTAACCCGCTCCTTCCAAGTCAGCCGAAACAACGTCGAGCCAAGTAAGTCCGTCTTTGGACGCAACCTGCTCGCCAAACATTGTGTCAGGGCGGCACTCGCGTATGAGCCGGAACCATGCGGGCCATAAGTGACGACTATCTGAGAAGCCTCCCCGCTTCCCGCTTGCACTGAAACTCTGGCAGGGGCAGAAGCCTGTCCAAACGGGAGTATCGTTTGGCCATCCAGCCGCTCTAAGGGCGTAACTCCACACCCCGATGCCGGCGAAGAAGTGGCATTGCGTGAAGCCTCGGAGGTCTGCGGGTTGGACTTCGGTAATACTTCGTTCATCAACTTCCCCTGAGCCGATCTGCCCAGCCTTGATTAACTCGCGCAGCCATGCCGCCGCGAACGGATCGATTTCGTTGTAGTAGGCACTCACTTTCCCTTCTTCGCACAAGCGGCGCAGAGCAAATACCCCTTAAAGTACCGCGTCCACCCCCCCGTGTCCCCCGGATGCGCGTCGATGAGAGCGTCGAACGCCCCCAGTTCGACGTGCCGCACGCCGCACTCTGGACACGTCGCAGGGATCTCGCCCGCACATAAAATGTGGGCGGATTCATACGGCCACAGTGCGGCGAGGGTCAGTAGTGCAGGACTGCATTGCGCGGCTTGCTTTGCGCAGGCGTGCGCGAAGCGTGGGAAGGTTCGACGAGCCTGCTCCGCAGGCTCCCCGTCGCTGGCGACGGCCGTACACTCCGCGACGATCTCGGGAACCGTAGGGAATCCGTACCCCTGCTCGCCGCCAGCCTCAGCGAAGCGTCGGAAGGCTTGGCGAAGCGTGTCCACACCGAAGCGCTCGACGGCCTCGAAGATGGCCATCCTACGCCGATCCCAAAACTCCTGGTCGTCGTGGGTGTGCGGCGGGAAGCGAAGTAGGGCTGATTCGAGTTTTTTTACTTCTTTCAGGCATTCCGCGTCGGTCATCATGAAAACCCACGAAACAAAAATTTTAGCGATTGCCAAAATCGGACGAATATTGGAGGTACGGGCTTCGCTAATTCCCATCCGCAGATGAAACAGAAGTCGCCTTGATACACCTCAACGCCACAGGCTGGGCATCGGCGAGTGTTTGGGTCTTCAATAAGTTTCGACCCACATTTCGAGCAGAAGTTCCCGCCTCGATCTCCATTGCAAGTAAGGCAAATCATTGACATTTCTCACCTCCTCGCTACTCAACGCCAGCGACCGCTTGGTACATCACCTGAATTTCAGGGATGCCGGTTTCTGGGTTGACCCCTGCGAAGACGATGGTATGCACCACTGCCTTGAACTTGATGGTCTTCCCAGCGAGTGGATGCTCGGGCGGGACATTGGGGCTGTAGGTGCCAAACCGTTCGTCGTCGACGTTGAACGGCACCGTCTCCCCTTCCGCAACGCTTCCATCGGGTTTCTTTAGGTTTACCTTCATCGCTCACTTCCTTTCAGTAGGAGGGATTCTTCGATCCGTCGTTGTAAACTCGGTTTAGGACTCTCGTTAGGCGCTCGATTTCCTTCCTGAAATGCCGCCGCGCGGTTTCATGGCTCTTGTGCAACGGGCATTTGTGCTCGTTGACCTCGTAGAGTAGGTCACCGATGAATCTAGTCGCCCACTTTTTATACGTCAGCGCTCACCTCCATGCCTTCATGCGGGCTAAATCAGCTTCGTCGCTGTTCTGGGGCGTTGCAGGGTCCCGCTGCGGCTTCACCGCCGACTTCTTGGCTCCCTCGTTCTGGAACTGCTTCAAGAACTCGAAAAATTTCGGGTTCTCTTTGCCGTCGAGGTAGTCCAGCCACGCTCGCCGAAACTGCAAACGACCCATCGCTTCTTCGGCGCGTATCACGCCTTCGGGGTACTTTATGTCCTTCCAATCTAACTTCCTCGTTCTGGGGTTCTCCCGCCAAGTTTTCTCCAGCCATGGGATTATGTCCTGGGTTTCGTCGATCTCCGCTTCGGAGTGCAGGCCTGCACTGGGCACTGGGGCAGGGATTGTCCCTTTGTCGGGTTTTTCAGGTTCTTGCCGCCCCCCCTCAGACTCCCCCGAAGGGGGGCCTAAACCTATGCCAGAGCCAGAGCCAGAGCCAGAGCCAGAGCCAGAGCCAGAGCCAGAGCCAGGGAAACTACTTACATCCGTATGGATACCAGTAGGTTCCGTATGGATTCCATTTACTTCCAATAAGATATTTGTTTTTTCTTGTAGTGGATGTAAATTACATCCATTTGAAAGGAATTCTATTAGCAATGATTCAGGTGGAGACTCCCCAATTTTCTCATTCTTACCTCTCCTAGACTCACCGGGGAGCCTTCCAGGCTTGTTTATCCCCACCCAATACCCCCAAACCTTACCATTTCTCTCACTTTTCCACCGGAAGAGTAGTTTTGCTTCCTCGAAGCAGGCAAGCATCATAGCGACTTTCTCGGGGGTGACACTTGGCATCAGGATGGAGTACCGTGACGACCAAATGGTCCCAGGATCACACTCAAAGGATCCGTCTGCTAGTGCGAGCGTTAAAAGGTACGGGTAATGAATTTTGAATTCTTCTGGAACTTGGCGGAGCTTTAGGCTGGTAGCAATAGCTTCGCCGTCGATGACCCGCTTTGGCATTCTAACCCTCCGGCAAGGGAGCGGAGGCGACGTGCCGGCGCCGCCTCCAGGTATCCCCGTGAAGAGAGCCCACACGGCTCGATGGCCAGAATATACCCTCTATCGAACTGTGTGTCAAGAACCAATTTTGAACGGCGGTCGGCTCTGGTGCTTCGTCCCCGGCAGCGTCGTGATCTCGACATCGCCCATGACGTTGTACGCCTTGCACTCTTTGTTGGCGCACCAAATCTGCGGCGCTTGGGCTTGGGTGCTTAGGCGACTGCGTTCGACTGCACTCGCTGCGACCGGCTGGTCGCAGTACGAGCACTTCGTAATTCCGGTTAAAGGGTCAATATAGACCGCTGCGCCGACGATGATCGTTTGTGGCATAGCCACTCTCCTTTGTGCAGTACTGCACTACGTCTTTTCGTTCTGATACAACACGACGAGGCATTCAAAGCACAGCACGGGGTTTGCCGGATTCAGTGCGACGACCACTTGGGTCGAAGGACTCATTATGACTTTCTCCCCGCATCCATAGCAAGCTACCTCCACAGACCCCTTGACGGGCATCATCGCTAGATCCGCCCTCATGCACACGATGATGCACCCTTCGGCGGCGAGCCGTTTGGGTTCAACGAGTTCGGCGGTCATGCCGTCCAGCCGATGATTCGCAAGCAACTTGCCCAAGTCAACGGTGTTCGGTGTGTCCACAGATGCCTCCTAAATTCGGGCTCGATTATACTCCAGTTTCTTCCCGACGAGGGTAGCGAGTTGCTCCACGTCGTGGCAATGCACACCGTCTGGCCAGCCGTTCCCGAAAACCAGCTTCGCGGAAGAAGGCCACCACTGCGCGATAAATGGGCCGGTCAGCTTCCAATGATGGCCACCATTCGAAATCCTCAGCGTAAAGCCGTTACGCTTCGCCCAGTCCTCGACAACGCCCTGGAGGCTCAGGGCGATGGAGAGCCTTGTCGCGTGGCGGTCCTTCGCCCCTTCCCCGACCTGAAACGGCACAAGGTCGCTGGGGCCAAGAGTTGCCACGTCGTTGTAGCTTTTGCGCTTCATAGCTTCCTCTGCTTTGTCACAACAACAAATTACGCATGGATGTTATCCACGACTGTCGGCCCAATTGGGCTCTCATTGGTAAACCAAAGTATCTTGAATCCTTCTGGCAATTTCTGTGGTTCCGGGCGGATTTCAGTTGTGCTACAGATGATGACCTGCACGCCAGCCTTCAGCAGGATCCCTGCCAGTTTGTTGCGAGCCTTCTCGCCCAACTTGTTCGCGTCGTCGAGCGCCATGATGTTCAGCCCCGACGCCTTCGCCGCGGCGAGCCGCAACGCCGCTTCCAAGAGCACCTTCTGGCCACCAGAGAGTTGCTCGGCGCCGAGCCCATCGGCGAAGAACCCGAAGGGTTCATTGGAGTATTCGACCTGCTCGAAGCCAAACTCGCTGAGGATGGCCTGCATTTCCTCGACGAAGTGCGACGAACCCGCCTTCAGCAGGGTTTCCTTGAGGGCCGCAAGTTCCTCGACGGCCGCCTTCAGTTCCTCGGCCTCGGATTGCTTCGACCGCACAGCGGTCACTTGGAGGGAGCGCGATGCATTGATGTCTTGCGCTTTCTGGATATCCAAGTTCTTGATCTCGGCGGCGGTGAGCGCCTCGCTGGCCTTCGCCAGTTCGTCGGGCCAGTTGCCAGTCTCCAGCGACGAAGATTGGTGCTTGGCAAGACGGGCCGCAAGATCCTCGGCGTGCGTGATGGCCTGCTTGACGGTGGCAACTTCCCCAGTCAGCCGCTCGTATTCTTTCTTCTGTTCCGCCCCCTTGGTTTCGAGGCCGGTGACATCCCCTTGCAGGCCCTTGACGCCCGACGAAAGGGCCTCCAAGTCTGCCTCTGCGTCTTGCAGTTGTATGGTGACCTCGCCGTGCATCTTCTTCATGTCGGCAACCGTGAGAGGGCACTTGAAGATGTCCACCACCCCGCACTTCGCCCCCATGCCCGACATGCTCTTGAGAGTCGCCCTGAGTTTGATGACATTCTGATTCGTTGCAGAGACCTTCTCCTTGCCTTCGTCGAGCCCAGATAGCTTCTTGTGGTACTCGGCGCGAAGGTTTTCAAGCGCTTGCTGCGCAACGCGCCATTGCTCCTCAGTGGAAGTGAGCTTGGCCTTGAGCGTCGCCACCCCTTCGGCGCCAGCGGCTTCTTTCTGGAGGCTCTCCAACGTCCGCTTCCATTCCTCGTGGGCCGCTTGCTTGGCGATCGCCGTATCCCGGCGAGCCTTCAACGGCGCCACGTCCACAACCTTGCCGCCAGCCAGTTCGACGGCCTCGGGAATCTGCGCCTGCAACTTATCAACTTCCCGGTTCAGGTCGCGAATGCGAACCTCTTTGAGAGACTTTATCATTTCGTCAACTACGCCAACAGATCGGAAACTCGTCGCAAGGTTCATTTTTTTCACCAGCGGCGGAGCCTCTAATTCTGCTTGGCTCATCAACTGCAACAAAACCTTACGCTGGTCTTCCTCTTTGCGATTCCAGATTGGAGAAGGATCCAAAAGTAATTGCACAATTTCTGGACTGCACTTCAACAATGTCTTGATAGTGCCTCGTTGCAAACGAACATCTGAGTAATCACCGTTGATCCCGATACGGTTAGTTTTCGCGTTGACCGCTTGGTCAATTACAATCCCTCCAGACATTCGGCAAGCGATGCGGAATGAATCAGAGCCTAGTCTGATTTCCATCCTCAAACCTTCTCCCTTTCTGTTTATGATTGGATTTTCTCCGCACAAAAGTAAACTCAGTGCGTGCAGAACGGACGACTTACCGCTTCCCATCGCTCCCAAAAAAAGGTTGAAAGCTGAGAGGAAAATGTTCGTCGCCTTGTGCGACCTATAGTCAGCCAATTGGATTTGTTCTATCATCGGTTTCTCCTTTTCATAGAACCCATGCCATGCCAGGACTCACCTCAGCACAACTGACCCCACCACAAAAACCCTATCGGACCCCATCCAACCATTCTGAGCCACAGCCTACCCGAACTTGCCCAACCTGAACTCGTCTCACCCCGCCAAGGCGTTACAAGCCTGAATCGACCAAACCTCGCCCATCCACTGCATACCTTGCCGAATCCTACCCTGCCGCACCGGACATCACCACAACCCAGCTTGCCCTACCTCAACTCATCATGGCTTACCCGACCTCACCAAAGCACACCCAGCCCGGCCCGAACATATCCAACCGCATCGAGCCGTGTCACTACAAAACCTTGAACCCGACGACCTGAAAGCGACCAAAAGTCGGACGAAAATCTCCGACCCCGATGAGCCTACCCGCTTGCTGGATGAGATCATTCAGCATTGCCGAGTTGATATACTCCGGCAAAAGCACTTGGAGGGTGAAGCGACACTTCCAACCTTCCTTCATCGCTGGCCGGGAGCGAGTGATTGCGTTCCTCTGGATCGTCACACGACGACGGTCCACCTCATCCCAATCCTTCACGCCGAGGGAGCAAAGCGGACTCATCGCGACAACGCCAGCCTTCGTGATGTCCATCGCCGACTTGCGTGGCGACCGGGGATCCTGCCGGTACTTCGCAGCGTTGACGATGGCCATGCGGAAGTACTCACCAGGAACACATAGGATGCCTTTCGAGTCACGGTACACGTAGCTCTCAAGGTCATCTTCCTTTTTGGCCTTGGAACCCTTCGCCGCCTTGGACTTCGCTTCCACCCCGTCCACGCTCCAGCGGTGAAAGAGAAGTGCTGCGGTCCCGACAACTTCGACTTCAGCTTGGTACGGAACCATGATTGTCGATTCCGCATCATTGCTGACGTTGGATATTTCCGTCGCTGTTTTCATGTTTCTCCTTTTCTAAGGCCCGTCGCAGAGCCTTCTCAAACCAGTCTGGAACCCCATCGCGCTTGAAGTCCCAAACCACCTCTTCCTGGCCTTCCATGCTGCACGCTCCTAAGAATTGGAGGCAAGTCTCGCACGCAACGGCAGGCCAGTACCAATAGCCATCGGTTAACTGTACAAGGGTAATCCGTTGAGCCTCTCCACAGTGACATTCGGTGCGCGGAGCTTTGTCGTACCAGTGCTCGTTCGCCGTGCGATAGTCGGCATAGACCGTCGAGTACCAGCCCGGCACGATGGTGTGCATTTCGAACCATCCGATTTTCCCGGTCGGGAATAAGACTGCCCCTGTCGCGCTCATTCCGCTCCTTTAGCGGCCTTCGCCGCCTTGTTAGCCTCTCGGTGCTTGCGTGTTTCGCTCTCGACGAACTCCGCGATGTCGCGGAGGCAGTCTTCCTCGAAGATTGTCGTAGAATCGGGTAAAAAAGTGTAGCAACGCCAGCTTGTGAACCAACGAATAACTCCTACCCCCATACCGTTCTGCTTCGCTACAACCTGCCATACCTTCGTTTTTCGCTCTGGGCTGTTTGGAATCTCGACGAAGCGAATCCACTTGGCTCTCATTCCGTCCCCCTTCGGTATCTCGCTACTATCTGCCTCTGATATTCGACGAGGCCCGAAACCGCGTCGTATAGCCACTCGATTTCAGCGCCACAGACCTTGCATTTCGGGTCGTCAGCGATGAGGACTCCGCGCCTGCACTTCCCACACTTTGCAACGTGAGGCCTCGACCACCAGCAGGCGTAAGCCTGCCCGTGCTTCTTGGCCAGCACCTTGACGAGGACTTCACGATACAGGATTCTCTTCACGTCGAACCTCAGTGCAGTCCTGCACTACAAAATCAGGCGAAGAGGGATAGCCTTGGCTTCCTCCGAAGGCACCCGCTGCTCCTGGAGTTCCGCTTCTAACTGCTTCAAGTCTTGGCCCGTCGTCTGAGCTACGATGCGCGTGATGAAGCAGATTACCTTGACTCCACCTTCGCTCACGCCTTCCCAAACTCGGCCAGGGACTCCGTCCAAATCGACAATCTTGCTTGTGCTCTCAATGGTGATTTTCATGTTTCTCCTTAGACGTAGCGGTCGCGTATGTCGCGCAGCCAAAACACATCATTGGCGTTGACAAACGCTTCGTCGCCGTACTTCTGGAAGCGCCCCGAAATCTTCTCGACGAGCCTGCGATCCTTATCCGTCATCGCCTCCACGGCGTCGATGACCTGCGCGAGGAGTTCCTTCGCCTCTTCGCGGCGGCGGTCGGGAGTTTGCCCGGAGTCCTGGAATAATGGCATGTTACTTCCCTTCAGATTTGGAGATGGCAGCACGCGCCTTCGCTACTTGGCTGCCAAGAACACAGGGGAGTGAGGAACCTTCCCCAGCCCACATGCCAGCACTCAGTTCTTTCAGAACCTCCAACACTTCCTTGGCGTGCTTATGCAGCGGGCAACTCTCCTGAGTTACGACCTTCCGCTTGGAAGTCCACTGGATGACGTGGATTTTGCATCCACAATCCGCTGTATATTCTCCTGCCATCGACGCTCCTTCGTGCAGTCCTGCACTAGAACAAGAATGAGCTTTGCTCGACCGGCTTCGGCGAAGGCTCTGCGGCTTTCTCCTTCGGAGGTTCTGGTGTGGGCGCAGGCGATTCCTCCGCCTTCGGCGGCTCGGGCTCTGGTTGAGCCTGCGGCTCGTCGGCGAGCACTTCGAACTCCTTCACTTCGTAGAACACCTTGTCGTCCTTCTGCGAAGTGGTGTAACCGATCTTGACCTTCGGCTGAGGCTTCCCATTGAATCCCAAACAGTCGAATGCCACCTCAAACCATTTACTATCCCACATGAAGAATTCCTGCTGGCCGACGGCGAGGACCAGATATTTCTGCCCCGGCTTCTCGGGTTCCCCTTCCTTCCGCTCGACGGTCCTTCGCCGCTCCGAGATGCCATCGATAGTCCCGACGATGGTGATGACCGGCTCCGCAGCCTTCCGCGCCCGCCCAGGCTTCTTCTCCGCTTTCTTCCCCCGCGTCGCAATCTCTTCGTCGAGCTTCCGCTCGAACGCTTCGCGTTCAACGCCCACCTTCACGGCTTCGGTGAAAGCTGCCAACGTCGTCTCGGCGGTCATGCCCAACTGCTCGCCCTTGGCGACGATGCTCGTCATGTCAGGCCCCGGCGCAGCCTGCGGCTGCTCGGGGGTAGGTTGGGGCTTGCCGTTCGTCGTGGCGGGGAGGCTGCGCTGCGGCTCGACGGTCGCCGAGGTGTCGATGGCCCCTTCGCGCAAATCCTCTTCGTCGGGCAGGCCCCCGCCGAACTGCGTGTTCGCCAAGTCCTTGTACGCCTGCTTCATCGTCATGCCCCCTTGGTCCTTGACCCAAAGGGGTTTTGGATTCCCGTCGTTACCGGAGGAATAAACGTTGCGGAACTTCGCCACCCCCTCCAATACCAGACCTTCCCTGTCTTCCACAGTGATGTGGGCTTCAAGTTCCCAGTCGAACTCTGGCCCAATGTTCTTGTGCCCCGGGGACTTCGACCACTCCAGGCGTTGCCCTTTGCTTATGAAGAACCGCTTCAAGCTCCCCGGCTTCACGCGAGGATGGTTCGTGATGACCTGTAGGGCAGCGTCCTTGGTGAACGTCAGGCTGAAACCCTTGTTTCCGCTACGCGGGATCAGCGAGTAATTGTTGTCGAGGGGATTGAGGTTCTTCGACTTGGCGAGCGCCATCAGGTAGAGCACATCGGCCATCTGGATGGCTTCGTCCTGGCTGCGGAAACGGCGCCAGATTGCGACGAGCCCCGCGAAGGGGACGCGGCTCTCCGTGCAGGCCAGCCGGATGTCCTCTTCGGTCAACTTCAAAGTTATTCCTTGTACATCATCCATTCCCATGAAATCCTCCTTAGTGCAGGACTACACTTAGATGAAACCTACCGTTTCCACGGAACATCAAGTTGTTGCTTTCTGATACCCAAATGAGGCAATTCAACTTGGCAGCATTCGCTGGATGAGGAGTTGACGAATTCTCCACGACGTGCAAGGCGTCGAAGTGTGCAAAGTTCACAAATGGCTCCAAGTTTCGCCCAACCATTTTCCACCTTGAAAGCTCCAAAGAATATCGAGCCACCATCAAGAGCGAACCCGCCACAATCCATGCAGCGCAGTTCCTTCGTGTTTACCATCAGGTTTTGGAATAGAGCTTTCCCACCGCGAGGTACCCGTCGTGCCAACTTCCCCATGGTTCACCTCTCTCAGCTAATCAGCCGCTCGGGCGGCATCGCCAAGGTGTCGGCGCAACTCAGCCGCACGTACTCTGCCGGCGAGATGTTCAGAATCTTCGCCCTGCCGACGATCCGCGCCCACTGCCCCGACGAGAACTTCAGGTGGCGCGTCAATAGCTTCTCCCCCGGCCCCCGCGTTGGGTCAAAGCGGTAAACCGCCCTGCACTTGCGGCAGGTCGCCGTGTTCTCGGCGCCGCACGTCGGACAGTTGAAGCGGAAGATTAGCGCTGTGCCTCTGGGCACGGACAACCTCATTTTAGCTGCTTAAAACTGATAACCCATACCCACGGATTCACATCCCAGCCGTAGCCGCGCTTTGCGTTGATGGAGTCCCAAATTCTTTGAAAGCATTCCTTAGCGGTTGTCCCACTCATCCCTCCGCCCTTTCCAATCTCTTCGGCGACAACAAAGCAACCGTTAAATTGATCTTTGAGAGCTTCGATCCCCTCAGCAAGCGCATCCTGTTTGCTGATGTCCTGCACCCGCTCGACCCCCAGATCAGTAATCTCTAGCGTCAGCCGCGAGGCCCAGCGGGGCATGAAGATTGATGGACGCCAATGACAGCATGGTGTACTTCCGTCGCACTTGTGACCGCCCGTACATGAAAGTTCCGGTGTAGGATCAGTTGCTCGGTAGTGAGCCTGCACCCATGTCTTGCCATTTTCCCCTTCCCAAAGCGTGGGGCGTCCGTCACCGAAGGTCGGCGGTTCTCCGTCAACTTCTGGTTCAAGAACAAAAGTCTCCCGCACCCACAGCCGGTCGCCGGGAACTCCGTAGCGACACGCCACTTCAAATGGCTCGCGCAAGGCTGGAGTGTACATGGCGTCACGATTGATGCTCCATACTTCTCGGCCTGACAGTTTTCGCACGCGAATGTTTTCATGCCGTGCCGCAATATCACAGATTATTTTCGCCACCCTTCGCGTCATGGTCTTCCGACCCTCCAGAATGGCCTTCACGGATTCGCCGGTGAAAATAATTGGGCGTTCCTTCATACCTACACCTCACGGACATAGTGTTTATCACTATAAGCGGCTTATGTCAAGATAATTCTTCAAGGTGGGTGAAAATAATTCTGGCTAGGCCCGAGGGTTGTCTATCCCGTCCCGCAGTCCGCGTCCGAAACCGTGACGGTAGGCTTTGTTGACGAGGCGTTGAACCAACCCTTGCAGTTGTTTCTCTTCCATAAGCGAAAACTTGACTCTCGGCATGAGCATCCGCTCGATATCATCTACCAGTGAATTCACTTGGTTTCTGAAGAACCGCTTCTTTTCCCTTCGTCGCATGTTGAACCCCTTTCCAGCCGCCGGAATGCCGACATCAATTGGTTCCGCTGATCACCAGTAATCTCAATCTGCGAACGCGGTGTATCGCGCGTGACGAAGGTCGCGCCATCTCTGAAACTCCATCCGAAGAGTTTCCACGGAAGGTAACGACACAACTCTCTCCACCACCGGCGATCAAGTAGCGTTGACATCACGTCTCGGTCGCGCTCTGCCAATGGCCTTTCGTCGATTTTCCTCATTTTGCGTGCCCCCCCCCTCAGTGCAGGACTGCACTCGTTACTTCCAGCGGCTCGGTGCTCCCCCGCTACAACGTTCTCCGGTCTAAACGATCTTGTACATCCTGCCGGTGCATGGTTCCCACCCCCTTCATTTCGACGTGACCTTAGCCTACATGGTGTCTCTGCCAGAAACCCGCCTGCCGGCGGGGACCGCCTTCTGGCTAACCCTGCTGCTTGCTTCGACGTGCGCTCTCGCCACCTCGCAAGCATTTATGGCGCAGGCCACGCCGTTTCCCTAACCCCGTTCTACACTACGAGTTAGGCTTCGCTCGGCGAAGGTGTTTTCTCATGCTCGCGCCGATGGCTCTCAACGGACAAAGCCTCAAGGTTCTTGGGCGAGTCGTTGCGCCCGTGGGCACGGTGTTTCTTATGATGAGCCTGCAAGGGGATTCCCGTTTGCCCCGTTCTCTGATCTTTCCAATCTGCCCGATCCATGGCCTCCAAACTGGCGAGTTTGTAACACCGCTCTGAGGCATCATAGATAGCCTTTTTTGGCGTCTTTCCCTGCCCAAGCACGTAGTCCTCCCCGCCCCTAGTAATCAGCGCGATAAAGCCTCTTGGGTTGGGAGATTCGCTCGGCCGAACATAGTGGAGGCGCAGGTCTGGGTGTCGCCGCTCGAATTGCTTGACGCTCATTTCACGCCGGGACCGCATTAGCGGGCACCTTCTTCTTCGTGCGCCACTCGACGACGGGCTTGGCAAGCCAAGCCGCGACGCGGCCAATGACCGCCCACGGCAGCATGATGGCGAGCGCCAGAAGCCCCAGGACGGGGTGGTCGGTGCAAATCATCGCCGTGGCGATGCAGGCCTGCACTACGAGTTTGGCTTCTTTCTCAGATTCAATGGTCATAACCCTCCTATGAAGCTTTCGTCGCTGCCGGGAGTTGAGCGATCTTCGCCCGCCGCTCTTCCTCGGCCTGCTTTAGTTCCTCAAAGTCCACTGCGACGGCGAGCCACAGCAGTTCCGCGTCGGAGGGCTTGTGCCCCTCCGTCCGTCGCCGCAGTTGAAGATAGTTTTGCAGCCTTGTGGTGTACGATCGCGGACCCTCGATTTCGATGGTCGCCCATCCCGACCGATCCTCGTGGTCTGGGTTGCCCTTGAAAATCGCTTGGTCGATTTCCCGCTTGAAGATGTCCGCGCTCTCGACGGTGAGTGCCCGCTCGACGAGTTCCTTCGTCACCCTGCCCTTGACTTCGGCGAACCGGGACAACTGCTTTGCCTTCTCGATGCCCATGCGCTCCAGTTCATCGTCGGTCACCTTATCGACGAGGTTCCGCGCAACATGGAGGTTGTAGAACACTTGGCGCCGCTTGTAGCCTATCAGCGGCGCGACGAAGCTGTCCACCCAAGCCTCCATCGTGCGGTACTCGCCATCCTTATCTTTGAAGGCGAGGTCGGGAGGCTTCGAACGGAAGGTTATGTCGAGGTCGCGAAGGACGCGAAGCGTCTGCGCCAGTTTGCGGTCTATCTTCTTCTGGAGGGCAACGAGTTCGGTGCGGAAGTCGCGGAGCTTGCCGCTCAACGATTCGAAGCGGCGCTGAAGGTTCGCAGCCTGAAGGTGGTCGGTCAACGGGGGTCTCCTTCCAGTGCAGGCCTGCACTACGTCTTCGGTTCTTTGCGTTGCTTCGCCAGCGCTTGGCTCACGCGGAGCGCCTTGCGGACGTTCTTCCGGCCCGACTCGCGCTTCGCCTTCGTTCGGCGAAGGCCTCCACGACGACCTATTTCCTTCATGTACTCACTGACCTTCGGGTCAACGGATTTCGTGTCGTTGGGCATAGTTTGCTCCCGGCGAGCATCCTAACGAACCTACAAGCCGCTTGTCAAGTACAATTATAGAGGATCGTCGGAAGATTTAGCTTGACATAAGCGGCTTGCGGTGTTACAACCGGGTCGCACTTGAAGGAGGGCTTATGTCTGACAAGGTAGATCGCATAGTTTACGCAGCCCGCAATCTCGTCGAGCATCTCGACCCAGAGCAGCGAGCCCAGGCTGGTCTGGAGCTTCAAATTCTCGTCCGAGCCGTCGAGGATGCCCATCTCGCTGAGGACGAGCCAGTGTTTTGCTTGCGTGGACGAGACAAGGTGGCGGTACCGACGATCCGCACTTGGGCGCGGTACGCCGAGAACTTAGGGGCGAAGGTCGTACTCTGCGACAACGCGAGAAACATCGCCGAAATGTTCCGCGAGTGGCAAGAGAGGAACCGGCTCATCGCAAAAGTCCCAGATTAGTTTGGAGGGGTCATGGCCTACGAGCATACTTCCGTCGCTGTGTCGAAGTCTCAGGACTACATCCGAAAGCTCATCCTCGGAAACGGGGGGACGGCCGTCGCTTTTATCTCTCAACCTCCCAAAGAGGGATTTGAAGCGCAGGTGGTCATCGAAGGTAAGACATACCGTATTCGCATCGTGGCCGAGTGTGTTCCCAAAGAGAGGAAGCGGCGGAGGTCTTACCGCTATGGCAATAAGACTTCCCGTGACCCTATGGAAGAAGAGGCTCGGCGCGTGTGGCGCGTTTTGTTCTACCATCTCAAGAGCGTTTACGAGGCCGCAAATAGCGGTGTCATGGAGTTCCGTGAGTTGATGCTGCCTTACATCGTTACCCATGATGGCCACACGGTGGCGGAGCATATTCTGCCGAAACTGGCGGGAGCGATTGCAGGAAACCCTTCACGGTTACTCCCCGAAAGCACGGAGAAGTAATGGTAACCCTCGACATCTCAAACAACCGCGTCTGCGTCCATATTCCGCTGGACCACTACTTCAACGACAACCTCGCCACGGCGAAGGCCATCGGCGGTGGGCGGTTCAAGGACGATCCGGTCATCGGCAAGCACCACCACTACCCGTTGACCCGCCTCAAGGCGGTCCTGCGAGCCTTCCCGGATGGCTGGCACGGCAAGGGGCTCTCCGCATACGTCGAGGCTGCGAAGAACGCTGTCAAACTCAAGGCTCTCCCCGATGCGTCGGCGCCACTGGGCATCATGGTGCCTTTCAACCGCATCCAGAGGGTGACGACGAACTTCCTCTTGACGCTGAACAGGGCGCTTCTCTTGAATCCAGTGGGGAGTGGGAAGAGCCGCTGTGGCATCGCTTGGGCGACGAAGTACGCCAGTGCAGGCCTGCACCAAGAGCGTCGAGGGGTGCTCGTCGTCACGAAGTCCGTCGGCAAGTACACCTATCAGGGCGAGATTCTTGCGGCCGTGCCGGGTGCGAGGGTCGCTATCATCGAGGGCCGCGACGGGCCATTCCCGCCTCCGGGGAGCGTGGACTTTCTGATTTTGAACTGGGATATTTTCCCGCATCGCGCAGAGCAAATCAAAGCCTTCGGGTTCGCCGCGGCTATCTTCTCCGAAAGCCACAAAATGAAAGGCCGCACGACGTTACGCACGAAGGCGGGTTTGAATGTCGCGGCGGAGATCCCAAACATCCTGCTGGAGACAGCGTCGTTCACACCGAACCGGAACGCGGAGGCCTTCCCGCAACTGTGCATATTGGGTTACCTCACCGAAGAGGACTTTTTCTGGTGGCACTTCCACTTCTGCGGCTCGACGGAGCGGCGTCCCGATGGGACCGTGATAAACCATGTCGCGAAGAAAATAAAGATCAACCGGCGAGGTACGATGAAATGGGATTTTGGAGGAAGTTCAAATTCCGAGGAATTGTACGCCTCCATTGCGCCGTTCACATTCTCCGTCTCGAAGAAGGAAATCCTTCCCGACTTGCCCGACGAGTACTTTACCCCCACGCCGGTTGACATCACGAACGCTGGCGAGTACCGTGAAGCCTGCATCGACTTCCTCGGATGGGTGGAGCGCGAGCGCGGGACCGAAGCCATGGCTAAGGCGCAGCGGGCGCAGGCGATTGTGAAACTCGGCGTCCTGCTTCGCCTCGCGGCGAAAGGGGTCACATCGAGCGTGATCGATCTTCTGGGTTCCTATGTTGATGCCAAGGAAAAGGTGGTAGTATTCTCGTCGTACAAGGAGCCCCTCCTGGAGGTCCTCAACGCATTTCACGATTGCTCAGTCAAAATCACTGGCGACGAATCGGCGAAGGAGAAAGAAGAGTCGATTCAGAAGTTCCAGAATGACCCCTCGACGTACCTGTGCCTCTGCACGACGGAGGCCGGCGGGGAGTCGTCGAACCTCGTCGCAGCGCATACCGTCGTGTTCATGTCGCTGCCGTGGAGCCCGAAATCCTTCGAGCAGGCTTATGGCCGGTGCCACCGGCAGGGCCAGCGGTATCCCGTCGAGGTGGTCGTCGTGATTGCGCGGCGAACCGTCCAAGTCGAAGTCATCGAGACGTTGTACGAGAAGGCGCTTGATATCTCGAAAGTTACCACGGGGAGCGACCGCTCGCCGAACTCGGAGGCGCTAAAGAAGATTCTGGGCGCAGTGCAAGGGACAGAGGTCCAGACAGGGCTGTTTAAGGAGGGATGAAATGACTGACGCAGAAAATAAGATGCTAATAGGCATAACAGGGGAGGGATTGGCTCTAGCTAAACTCCTGTCATTTGAAGACCCAATTACGGCTGAAGCTATTATGAAGATGCCCAACGAAACGATTAGATGTTTAGTTACTATCGTCCGGCAAGCCTGCCGGATGTGGGTTCAAGGAAAGATGCAATCTTCTAACCCCACGCGCCGAACTCGGAGGCGCTGAAGAAGATTTTGGGTGCGGTGCAGGGGACGGAAATCCAGACAGGGTTGTTCACAAAGGAGAAAACGCTATGAACCGTAAAACCAGTTGGTTGATTGCGGCTGTTCTGATTCTGGCATCGTGCAAGAGTGCCCCGAAGTCAGACAACCACAAGTTTGTGTATTGGGACGCGGTATTCAAGCCTGCGGAGAACGCGGCTCCCTCAGCGAAGCCCACGCTCGCGCAACTTCTTGTACAACTCGACGCGAAGGTTTGCAGAATGCACCTCCAATACGATATAGACAATCAGTACGACACGGAAAGCAAATTGTCCTACTTTGTCGTGTTTGCTTGGCCTGAGCACATGACTTGGGATCAGGCTGAAGCTAACGTCGAGGATGGAGGAGTCGAATTTTACCAAACCGATGGATACCCAGAAAGGTTCCGAACCAAGGAAGAAGCTGTGAATGGAGCTTTGCAATTGCTCGACGGCGAACCGAATGCGCATCCGCGGCATCGTGATGCCCCTTCCCCACCAGAACCTCCACTGGAACGGTCCATCCATGGCCCAAAGCACTGCGGCCTCATGGGGCCTACCGTCAGCACCGCAGACAAGCCTCCCTGTGGAGCGATGGGGGCGGCGTCCACGGCTCCATGCACGGCAGACTCCGCCCATCAAGTCTTCGGAGCCGGGGCATCGACAATCGTGAGTACCGCGCGGAGGGTCGGAAGATCAGTCGCACAAGCCTGGGCGACCACCGCAGCCACCATTCCCTGTGCGGCGTTCGTTGGGGCGGCAGCGGTGACATGCGCTGAAACGCAAACCCATGGTACTTTTCCCGTTCCACATGCCACAGGAAAGAACCCTGAGCCTATCTGGATAGCGCATCCTTACTGGGATCAGTATCCGATGCCAGGATTCTGGCAGTGTCCAGTGGGCTACGTTCAGGTGGTGGTGAGTTCAGACGGTTCAGACGTTAGCGTAATGAGCGCCTCTAAGCAAGGGGAAATGAGCGGAGGGTCGGAAGATCAGTCGCACAAGCCTGAATGCAGACTTCCCAAACCGGGGGAGTTTTGACGTGCTGGAGGCCCGATGACTGCCGTCGCTTACCCCTACCGCTACGTCTGGAAGGCGAACGCCATGCGGACGCTCGACCGCAAAGGGCAACTTTGCCGAATCCTCTCGCGTGGACGGATGGGCAGCGTCATGGTTGAATTCGAGGATGGCTTCCGGGCCATCGTCAGCGGCAACGCGCTGCGGAGGGTGAAAACCAATGGGTGACACGAATATCGAATGGACGGACAAAGTCTGGAATTGTGTAACCGGTTGCACTAAGGTCAGCGCCGGTTGCAAGAACTGCTATGCGGAGAGGATGTTCCATCGGCCTTATCCGGGGCGAGCGTTTACGGATGTGCAGTGTCATCCCGAACGACTTGACCAGCCACGTCACTGGCGTAAACCGTGCCGTATCTTCGTAAATAGTATAAGCGACCTGTTCCATGAAGTGATTCCTGATCGTTTTATTACGGAAATCTTCCAAGCCATGCGGGGCTCTCCTCAGCATACCTTCCAAATTCTCACCAAGCGACCAGCACAGATGCACGAACTTCTTGCTCGTGTGAAGCGTTGGGAAGGCTGGTACACGCTCGATGGAGAAGAACCAAAGGGATACAGGGGGAATGCGGCAATTATGGGCGATGATGAAAACTGGCCTCTTCCGAACGTCTGGCTTGGCGTGTCCGTCGAGGACCAGAAAACCGCCGATGAGCGCATTCCACTCCTACTCAAGACGCCTGCGAAGGTTCGCTTCGTCAGTTACGAACCAACTCTCGGCCCCCTCGACTTTCAGAAGGTTCCCGTCATTCATGACCCCGATTGCGAATGCAACCCAGAATATATGTGCGCTTCCTTCCCCGGTCGCTGGTGTGCCGTATGCGGTCACGCAGCAAGCCAGCACTTGGCTGATGGGAGCAATTGTTGCTGCGCATCGTGCCCCGACCACGAATGGGAAGAAGGACAAAGGGGGATTGGCGTTGATTGGGTTATTGCTGGTTCTGAGTCAGGGCCAGAAGCACGACGCTACGATCTTGAATGGTTTCGGTCAATGCGCGATCAATGCAAAGTGGCTGGAACTTCATTCTTCATGAAGCAAATAACGCTGAAGGGTCGAAAGATTTCTATGCACTACTGGCCCAAGGACTTGCGCGTGCGCGAGTTCCCGCACGTCGAAGCCAGTGCAGGCCTGCACTAAGGGAGTGACTGTGCGACGTGGAAATAACTTACTGGTGCATCCGATGCTTTAAATGGGTTACGGAAGAGGTTGCACAGAGAACCAATTTGACGAAGGGTATCTGCAAGCCATGCACTTTCAACATCGTAGAGAAATGCTTAGATGGAGGGGGTTCTCCGATGAACTCGATTAACATTCCGCCTATGGCCGTAGAAGCCCGTCCAGCGCCACCCGCTGGCAAGAAATATTGTCAGTGCGGGTGCGGTGGTCTTATGGAAAAAGAATTATCCCAGAACTGGATGCGCGGGCATCGCAGTAAGAATAAGCGTGTCGCTTTGACATCCGTCGAAGACCATCTCGCTATTTCCGTCCGCGAACTGCGCTCCGAAATCGCACAGCGCGAGAATCGCCAACGCGAGATTGAACAGGAAATCGGAACCAACCGGCAGAAGATCGTGATGCTGCGCCAGAGCTTGCAAGCATTGCAGGCCATCCAGGGTAGCGGCGCATTGATTCCAGTAGGGGCGAAAGACCATGCCTGAATCCTATGCCCTCGTCGTTCGAATGATCCCGCCCAGCGTGAATGCTTACGTCCGTCATACTCGCGCTGGTAGGCACTACAA